ACCTTGACGGTCGGACTGCCGGACACGACCTTGTATCTCAGGCTCATCGGATTCGTGTTCGGGGACGTGAGGGACCATCCGATGCGTTGGCTCTTGCTGAAGGTGCCCGGACAGTTGTCCACCGTGACGGAGCCGCCCGACACGTCCAACCAGACCGTGCACCAGTATGCGACGCCAATCTGCTTTCCGATGGTCGAAATCGGCGTGTACTCGCCCGGTTCCAGCGTGACGTGGGCTCTTGGACTGCTTATCAGGTTCGTGACCATCATCGGACATCACCCGCCCGACGAAGCTCACTCCTTTGGCATCGTGTCCCCCGAGAAGAAGCCCGGAAGCCCCCCCCCCCACGGCTTTATCGTAAGTGTCGGCCGATTCGATGAGGATTTCGCTCATCATGCCGATCAAGCCGACCTCCCTCCCCAATTGCATCCTGACGAGGAGACGCTGGCATCCTTCCGGAATCGTGATCTCGGAGTCCACCGTGAGGGTTTGCCCGTCGGCGACCGGCTTGTTCAGCAACTGCTCCCACGAGGAGTTGACGTTGCTGTAGACGATGAAATTGGCGGCGGCCTTCTGCGCGTATACCCTGCGTGCACGTGATACGTGCCAGCCGGTGGGATGAGGCCGTCCGACAGTGAGAATTGTCCGAAATTATCGCCGGTCGCGGTGCTGGTGACTCTGAGCCAATTCTTATTGTCGGCGACCACAACAGCTTTTGCTGCGCCATTGTTGATTTCCGCGGAGAGTTTTCCGGTGATGAGCGGGTCGGGAAACCAGTTAATCCTCTGCATTCTCGTCTCCCTTCACGCTTTCGAGCACGTCGGCGGGAATCAATTTCATGGCCGCTGCGAGTTGACTTGCGAGTATCGCGTTTTGCTTGTTGAGAGTGCCGATCTGCGCGGAGAGCGTGTCGATGACGTCGTTCGCGTCGGCTGGAATCTGCTGAGTCAAAATGTCTCCTTAAATACGAAACCCCCGCAATCCGTGTGGATTGCAGGGGTTGAAAAAATTGGAATGCTGGATTAGTCGGCGGCGGTCATCGTGTCGATACGAGTCACGGCTTTAAGCTCGTCGAGTGTCAAGGTGCGTCCGAGATTCGTCTTCACGTCCGTCAACGTGACGGACGCGCCGGAATCGTCGAACGTCGCAAGCACGCCACGCTGGTAGTCGCGCCACGATTCGGCGGTGCCGTCAGCGCTGGAAAACTCCAATCCCAATCGGCACAGTTCCGCTCGCACCGACTCCTTCGGCGGACGCAAATCAAGCACGCCAGACGGCTCGGCGGGCGTCACGGCATGCACGGTATCGGTAGTGGTTTCAGTGGTCACATCGGCCATAATCAATCTCCTTATTGTTGGTTGTTTTGAGGTCGTGGCATGAGGGATTGGTAAAATCTCTCCTCGCACTCGTCCAGATTTGATTGACTGGACTCGTCATTGAGGAAATCGTCAAGACCCTCAATGTCCTTGGTCACGGTCACGTCAATGCCACTCGACGGCTCCTCATCGGAGTCATCAGCGGACAGTACGGCAATGAGATTCGCGTCCGTCTCATTCGACATGACCGGCAGACTCATGCCCTCACGCGCCCTGTTGCGCGCGGCAGTCAGCGGGTCATTCATGACCTCGCCATCAGCGGCGAGCATGCTCACGTCGGTGGCGGAGTCGTCGAGCGCGCTTTCCAGGGCCTCATAAGCCCCAGTCCACACGCCCCTACCCGTGGTCGGGTCGTATCGGCTCCTATCCTCCTTGCCCTGCATGATCGCCGCGATCGCCTCACGCGTCGACGCGAGGCCGAGCAACGCCTTCCACGAGGCGATGGTCTCGCTGGAAAACACGAAATTGCAGCAGCCATTCACTGGCGGGTCGCAGCGGACGATGAGCAGTCCACTGTTTTCATCCTTTTCGAAAGTCGCAGACAAAATCACTCCAATCATCATTTGACAAGCCAGCCGAAAGTGTCGCACCACACGTCCACAGCGCATTTTTGGTCGGCGTTGAACGCTTTGATGCCCCACCCGGACTGTCCGCCAGTGTTCATCGTGTGAACGATAATGCCGGCCCACGTGGTGTCAGCGCAGGCCACGGCATAATATCGTCCGTATTTTGCCGGACTGCCGACCGAGAATTTGCTGTCGCCATATGAGCCGGTGACGAGGTTCTGCGAGCTTGACCAGAGTTTCCACGCCACGGCACCCTCGAAAGTGTGCCGTCCATTCAGCCCGCCAAGATAACCGCCCAGATACACGTAGCCGGTGCTGATGTCCGAGAGCACACCGACCTCGCCGTTCGCGTCGGATGCGGTGCAGTATGCGCGGGCCTTCGAACCGTACGAGTGCACGGCGGCCTCGCAGAGGCTGCCGGTGTCGCTGCGCACGTTGAGATACGCGCTTGCGCCGGAGCCACCCACGCCTTGGAGGTTGAGGTCGGCGCCGCTTTTCTTGCTGTTGTCGCCCTCGTCCCAATTCGTGTCGGCCTTGAGGTACGCCTGCGAGGTGATGCCGCTGCCGGTGCCGCCTTTCGCGCGTGGCTTGGAATTGAGGCGAAGGAAAGCAGCAGGGTCGTTTTTAGTGACGTGTCCGCTCCACAAGTCCAGCTCGCTCATCGTGCCGACCTGATTCGACTGGATGGCAGAAGCAATGGCCGGATGAGAGTAAAAAGCCGTCGAACCGTTGTAAGCGGGGAATTCCAGGCCATCACCAACGAAAGTCTCAGTGCCGCCGATGATATAGCTCTGGTAGTCCGGGCTGATGCGAACCCTGTGCCCGCTGACGCGGGTTTGGAAAGTGCCGGTCAGCACATTCGACTTGCCCTCACCGTCCAAATAGACGGTCTGGTTATGGCTCGAATCCCACATCCGCAAAGCCGTGCTATTGAGCTTCATGCCCGTGTTCGCGGCCTCGGAGCTTTGGAATATCGCGCCGGTGAAGACGTAGCCTCGGAACTGGCCTGCGGCTACCTTGTCGGACGTGATAGTGCCCGCCGCAATCTTCACCGCCGTCACCGAATTGGCGGCCAGCTTGTCGGCGGTGATTGCGCCGGACACTATCTTCTCGGCGTTGACCGCGTTCGCGGCGATCTTGTCGGCGTTAACACTGTTGGTGGCCAGCTTGTCGGTCGTGATGGCGCCAGCACGATGTCGCCGGCCTGTATCTTGTGAGCGTTGAGCAACGCCACGGTCATATCCTCCGTGACCTTGAGCTTCGCCGTCGTGACCGAGTTGGCGGCGAGCTTGTCGGTGGTGATGGCGAGCGAGACGATGTTGCGCGCCTGCACGCTGTTCGCGGCGAGTTTCGCGGCGGTCACCGCATCAGCCACCAGCTTTTCAGTGGTCACGCTGTTTGCTGCGAGCTTGTCCACCGTGATGGCATTGGCCTTGACCTTCTCGGCGGTCACTGAGTCGGCGGCGAGATGCTTCGCGGCCACCGTCCCAGCAGCGAGGATGTTGTTCGCCACGAGGTCGAATGGCTCGAATCTCGTACCGTCCCACGTCAGGACTTCCACCACACGGTCAGACAAGGGCACCAGCACGGAAGGGCTGGCGTTTGGCGCACCCTGCCAATACGTGTAGAAGTCAGCCAAGAGGCTCGGAGAATTATTCTTCTCCCCTTTCCAGCGCGTCCAGAATTTCTGCGTCCTCCACCACATGTCCCCCGGCTTCAAGCCATCATGATTCGGCTCGTCGGGGCCACGGTAGATCAGATTCTTGCCATCCGCGGTGGTCTGCGCCTTTTTCGCGGCGGCCTGAGCCTGATTCGCCTGAGACGCGGCATTAGCGGCAGCAATATTGGCCTTGTCTGCCGTATCCTGCGCGGTCTTCGCAGCCGTATTGGCCTTGACAGCCGTATTGGCCGCATCAGTGGCGGCCTTATCGGTCACAGTCACCCAAGCACTGCCATTCCAACGCTTCGGCGTGTTCGCGCTCCAGTCGTGTCAATCCACAAGGTCGAAGCCTTGCGCATCGACGTGGCCGGTGCCGTGCTCTGGATGAGCACGTCGGCCTTGCCATTGGCCACGCCAGCGGCGGCAGCTGCTGCGGTATTGGCCTTCTGCGCGGCATTGGCCGCATCGGTGGCGGATTGTGCCGCACTGTCAGCCGTGGCCTTGGCTTGGGTCGCCACACTGGACGCATTCGCGGCAGTGGTCTTGGCATTGGCCGCGTCCGTCTTCGCGGTGGAAGCGTCCGTCTTGGCGGAAGCCGCGTCGGACTTGGCGGACTTTGCGGACTCATTGGCGGTGTTAGCCAGCGTCTCCGCGTTGCCTGCGGTCTTCTTCGCGCTTTCGGCGGCGGTCTGGGCGGCATTGGCGGCATCCTTGGCCTGACCTGCGGTGGTGGTCGCACTCTTCGCGGCAGCGTTGGCCGCATTGGCGGTGTCCTGCGCTGTCTTCGCCGCACCATTGGCCGTGTCAGCTGTGCCTTGAGCGTTCTTCGCTGCGGCAGCGGCATTCTCAGCAGCCTTCTTCGCGTCGGTGGTCTTAGCCGCATTATCCGCGATATCCGACTTCGCCTGCTCGATCTGCTTCGCATTGTTCTCCACATCGGCATAGCCATGTGGTTCCACGCGGAGCCATCCCAGACAAGCGTATCGATCACGCGGTCTGTGAGCGGCACCAGCACGGACGGGCTGGCGTTTGGCGCGCCGGTCCAATACGTGTAAAAGTCCGCGAGCATGGACGGCGAATTGTTTGGCGTGCCCTGCCACCTCGTCCAATACTTCTGCGTCTTGAGCCACAGGTCGCCGACGATCAACCCTTTGGATGCGTCCGGCTCGTCCGGCCCACGGAAGTATGGTTCTTGCTGTGGGCTTCGGCATACGCCTGCGCCGCCGACTCCTTCGCCTTCGAAATCTCGCCGTTCGCCGTGGTCAGATCGCTTTTGGTCTGCGCAATATCCTTCCGGGCCTGAGACAAGTCGGCCTTGGCCTGCGTGAGCATCTGATTCGCCGTGTCGAGATTCGACTTGTTGGCTTGGATATCCTTCCGCGCCTGATCGAGCTTGGCAGTATTATCCTGCAAAGCCGTCTTGTTGTCAGCCAAATCCTGCTGGATTTGCTTGACCTCTTCAGGCGAGACAGCGGAAGCCACGGTGACAGTGGCGACTGCCGACCAGTCGGAACGGTTGCCCGCATGATCGACAGCACGGAAAGCGTATGTGTGCGAAGAGCCAGCCGTCAGACCAGTAATCACATAATCGCCGATACCGGTCGCGACGGCCGCGATCTCCCTGAAAACACCATCAGCCAAACGTTCGCCGAGAATATTCCTATCCCAATCAATAGGCATGGAACCACCATCAGCGGTTTTCCCATCCCAAGCAACCGAAACCACGCCCAACTCGGAAGAAAGGATCGGCTTGGATGGGACCGGAGGCGGTGTCGTGTCCTTGGCGACAGTCAACGCGAACACGCTGGACCATTCGCCCATCTGGTCGGAATACGATGGAACGGCACGCACTCTGATAAGAATCTGAACACCGCAATCCAGATTCGACCAAGACAACGTATGCTCAGTGGTCGTGCCAGCGGAATGCCACTCATGCCCAGTCTTGTTCACACGATATTCGACCGCATACGACGTGATGTCCATGGCGGTGCCATCAGTCGCCAACGTCACATCATCCCAACGGGCCGTAACCATACCACGCGCATACCCGTTCACATTGATGTACGCATCGGAATTGGCCGACAGATTCTGCGGAGCCTTCGGCACGCGATGGTCCTTTTCAGGAGCCGGAATCGCACCAGACGCGCCACCCAAATGAGCACCACCGGTAATACCGTTCATACGCTTCGTCAAACGAACCGAGGAATCATAATTCTTGTCGTTCAGAATCAGCGAAGCCTTGAACCCAGTCGAGTCGAGTTGCAACGTGACCTGTTGGACACGGACCTTCTCACGGTTCGCCACTGTAGGCGCGGTAATCCAATCGCCTATCGTGTAATCGATGAGCGGCAGACAAGACGCTTCGACCACGTTCACGGATCGCGTGTACTGTCCACGAACCCTAGCCGCGTTAGCCAACGTCGGTTTGATGAGATGTTCGGCGGTCTCCTTCTTGTTCACACCCTGTTGGCTTGAATACAATTCCCAACCGCCCCAAGGCTTCGGGGCGTTCGGATTATCCTGCCGGAAATTAATATTGTCGCCACGTACAAGGATCGAGGAAGCCAACCCGTCGATACTCTCGTCATCGGGAGCCTCCGACACATCCTGAGCAAGCGTCACCACACACGATTTGGACAAGTCACGGCAGACGGCGACGCTATCGGCGTTCCATAACAGCAGTTGCCGGGCATTGGTACGCCAATCGCATAAGCCGTTGTTCACCAGCGAATCCAACACGTCCTGTATGGAAATGCCAAGATCGTAATATATGCTCGGCAGCATGTAGCCCCACTGTTTGCCAGCGGAATCGGCACCGGAAGTGAACCGGCTGCAATCGACTTTCACGCCGCCACGATTCCAATTCTCATCCATGAACGTGCGCATGATCGTGCCAGCGTTCGCGTTCGCGAATTTACGAGTGCCTTTCTCGTCGCCGCTGGTCTCCAATCTGGACGTGTCCAGATTCAAAGCCTTCTTCAACAGCCACCCGTAGGAAACGCCGGTCAACGACACCGTGTCGGATACGTCCAGAGCATTCCTTGAACGTGAAGCGATAACAAACCGGCCATTATACGGTTCAATCCAGCGTCCACCATCAGACACTTCCACGGCGATTTCCAAGCCGGTTTCAAGACGCCGGTCAAGAATCTCACCACGCAAAGCTTTACGCGAATAGCTGACGGTCAAAGCACCTACAGCATCATGAGTGAACGACACAGTATAGGAAGTCGGCTCAGGCAGCAATCCAAGCTTGCTTCCATTGGCCTGATATGCGACAAGACGAGATTTTAGAGTCTTACCCATAAGCATCCCTCAACTTAAAAAGAAAGAAGCCAGTGGAAATCACCACCAGCTTCTCTTAAACCTGCACGCCACATTCCCGGAACCAGTGGCCTTAACTGCAATCCTGTAGTCACCAGAAACATCAGGATTGACTTGCAACCTACCGGAAGGCAGATAATCCAATCCGACTGTCTCGTTCTGAGAACCGCCAGACCATGCGGAATCACTATCGGAACTCCATGCAGTCAACGATCCCGCATCCAAATACAAGTAAGGCCGAGCATCCACGCGCGTGCCAGACCATGTGATACCGGTACCGGATACCGTATCCTTCACCGTTATGCCCGTCACACCTTTCGGGAAACGAAACACCATGTCTGTTATGGGAGCGTCACCGCAACTATACGGAAGTTGAGTGGAAAGCACACTCGGACTAGCGTTCGGAACGCCCTGCCAGAACGTGTAGTATCCGGCGGACGGCATCACCGAACCACCGGACATGACCTTCCCGCCGTTCAAAGGCAGTGAGACGGTCTCATGCGTAACGGAACGCCACCACACGTCAGGCATGGCGAACACGGCAGTGAACGGAACAAACCTGTTCGGATGACTCTTGGAATCATCAGGACTCAAAGAGGTCAACTCGACACGGGTACGCTGCTCGACACCATCGACAATCCGACTCATGACAAGATTCGGCATCGTGCATAACCGCATCAGCTGGATGATTCACCAAGCACATCAGCTCCCACGCGCATACCTGCAACGACAATTGACGTTCCGAAAACCTAGGCGTCATGCCGGAAGGGATAGAACCATGCCGTTGCGGAACCGTCGAAACGGTACGGTCAACACTGATGGCGCTCAACAATGTCGAACCAACAGTGACGATGCAGTTCTCCGAATCAAGAGGAACATTATTCAACTTGTAGAAACACGTGGAAAAAGCCACGATACTCCCCTCTCACATGCCGATCATCGCAGCCTTGTCCAACTTCTGATTCGTCTGAACCGAGATTGGCGTGATGGTCGGATATTGGAAGTTCTGCGTGATGTTGTATGTAGGGCCGCTTTCAAACTTGACATCTTCGGAAGAGCCTGCGGAATAGTCCGAAACCATGGAAGGCATCGAAACACGAGTCATACGACGCGCGTTCTTCAAATACTGGCTTGGGATGTCACCGCTCGCATTGATGGCGCTCATCACTCCCTTGCCGTACAGGGCTTCCATGCTATGCACTGCGGCGGCACGTACGACATATTCACCGGTGGACACGTCAGTGGAATCGTTCAAAGCGATGGAATCGCTCGTGTTCGTTCCGCGCCCGACGATCCTGCCGGTTCGTGTCACATTATCGCCTTCAACGCTACCGCCTGTCGCACGCCTCTTCTTGACTCCGAAAATAGCGTTGAACGTCCTGCTCGCCCAGCTTCTGCCCTCGCTCCACAAAGTGCCGAGCATTCCCCAGAAGCCACCGGAAATATTTCCACCGAACTGTGCGTTATACGTGCTTCCATTCCACTGGTTCGCGGTGCGCTCAGCACTGCGTTTCGCAGGCTGGGTGTTGTCCCTCGCGCCGAGTGACGCGGTGGGTCTCAACGAACCGTAGGCGTTGGCGTCGCCTTTCAAATAGTCAATGGTCATCGAAGCAAGATCGGAAGCCTTCAGATTGGTCGTATAGCCATTGCCATCAGTGCCTTTCTTGAACAGGTCGGCATGTTTCCTGACCTCATCGGTAGCGACAACGGCCTGATTGCCGTCTGCGTCCAACACGATGGTGTATTTGCCTGAACCGTCTGTGCTCGCATTGTTCATGAGATTGTTCACGGTTGATTGAACCTCATCCGCGCTGGACAATGCTCCGCTGTTGATGCCGTCAAGGACCGTGGTGAAGATGGCCGTATTGCCCTCGCCGGGGAACAATGCCCGCAAATCAGACAAGTAGGATGTCAGATTCTGCTTCGATTGTTCCGTTTCGGTCTTGAACAATGTCTTGACCTCTTCAGGAGTCAACCCATACAGTTGTTGCAGTTTCTGAATCTCCGACTCCGGGACGCCCATCGCCTTCGCCGTCTCGTAGAACTGTGTTGACAATTCCTGCTGTTTCGCATTCACCTCATCGGTTGACGCGCCGGAAGCAACCAACTGTTCAAGCCAATCATGGCCTGTCGTAGCGAGATTCTGCAAACTGGTTTGAGCCAACTGTCCAGCCTCGGTCATGTTATTGAACGAGTCTGCGGCACTGTCCCAAACGTTCTGTACGCCCAAATCCTTGATGCGTTGGATGGAATCACCCAAACCGTTGTAAATCTGACCATATTCCGTTGCGACACTCAAAGCGTTCTGCTGCGCGGTACGCTGATTGTTGACGATATCGTTGTACTTCTGAGTGGCACTGTTCAACATCTGCTGACGTTGAGATTGAGTCGCAATGGCAATGGAAACCGAATCGGAATCCTCACCCATCTCGATCAAACTCTTCGCATAGCCGGCAGCATGACCATTCGCAACGGATGTCGTTTCCGCATTATCGATGTACTGCTGACGCGCCTTTTCCATTACTGCTATAAGCTTCTTGGCTGCACCAGCTTCATTACCGTAATTCTGCGTCGCGGTAGCCGAATAGGTGCTGTGAGCATCATATGTGGCCTTCAACTGATTCATCATCGAGTTGTAAGCCTTCGTACTGCCGCTCGCAGCCTTGCTCAGGTCAGTGGTCGAAACACCAAGCTTGTCGGCGGCTTCGGCAGTATTCTTGAATCCAGTTGTCCAATCATCCAACCAGCTCCAACCAGTCTCAGCATAATTACCGTCCTTGAACGCATCCCGAATCGCGGAAGCGACATTAGATAACGCGCCGGAAGCTTCGGCGGCCGAATCAGGAATCTTACCCAACGCCGTCGCAATATTCTCGGAAGCACGCTCAGTCGCCTGAGCTTTCGCATTGTAATCGGAATACGCTGCGACTGCTGCCGTAATGGCAGCCACGCCCCAAGTCACCGGATTGGAAACCGTAGACGCAAGCATCCCACCCAAACCAGACGCAACAGCCTTCACCTTGCCCATCGCGCCCTCAGCAGAGCCGACATTCGACACGAACTTAGAAACAGCGGGATTAGACGCCACCCACCCCTGAGCGACATTCTTCAACGTCACACCAGTACCGGCGGAAGTCACACCCAACTCCATCAAAGCCTTCTGCCATTGCAACGACTTCATCGTGTTCTCAACCACGGCAAGCTTCACCGTGTCCAAAGCGGTCTTGCCAGCCTTGCCGAACGTGGCGAACACGCCCAACGCGGCCTGAATCGGTTCCGGCAGCAACGCGCTGAAAGCCTTAGCCACAGCCTCGGCGGCGGTAGCGATAGCCTGAATCAGCGGAGCAGAAGCACGAAGAGAAGCAGCCAATGTGCCGCCGAACGTCTTAGACAGTTGCCCGACAGTCGAAAGCAACTGGCTGAACATCGGACTCACATCGCCAACAGCGTTGAACACCTTCTGAAATCCGTTGGAAACGCCAGACGAAAAATCGGAAATACCACCGCTACTGTTCTTCAACAGGCGGCTCACATTCTTCGTGAACGAAGCAATCGTCCTACCGGCATCACCGAAAACATTTCCCACGGTATGCCGCAAAGAATAGCCAGCGTCACCAATCTCGGAGAATGAATCACGCATCGCGGACTGCGCCACTTTAGCGCCAACAGCCCACGACTTCAACGTGTCTTGGAACTTTGCCGAATTGACAGCCTTATCCGCCTTCTGCAACTCCTTGGAGAAGCTTTGGATGCCATTCTGGTCCTCAGCCAAAGCGGAATACAAGCCGGAAGCAATACCCATGAGCGCTTTCACGGAATTCTTCAAATATCCAGCCTGTTCAATGACACGCTGCATCGACTTCTCAATCTCACCGGACGCGCGAGCATTATCAACCCAACGTGCGAACTGATCCGCAAGCTCACTCACATACCGTGTGGCACGAGGAAGATACTGGCTAGTTGAATCGCCAAGATTCAGAAAAGCCTTGACAAGGCTCTCAACACCCGGTTCCAAATAAGTCAACGACTTATTCACATCGTTGAAAATGCTGGATACGACGCTTGTCTTATCGGCTTCCTTGACCATCTTGGTCATGCCGACGACGATTCGTCCCTCATGGTCGGCAAGAGTTGACATTTGGGGAATCAACGTGTCGGCAATGGAATCAGCCAACCCGCGAATTGCTGGACGCGCCTGACCGTAGAACGCGTTCACCACACTGTCGGACAGTTTGCCTAACTTTGTGGATGCAATGTCGATCTGCTCGCTCCAAGTGGTGCCCTTTTCGCCCCAAATCATCTTCACGGACGCATAGGCGGCACCCAATCCGACAAGAGCGGCAGGAGCTGCCAATGCGGCCTTCGACATGGAAACAATCGAAGAGCCGACACCAAGCACGCTACGGGACATGTTGATAGCGCCAGCGGAAACACCGGCGAACACGGTACCCAATGCGGAGAAGAATGGAACCTTCTCATCCAACGAGTCCATGAAATTCACGAATTTCTGGAATTGGTTGTTGACGGCGCGAAGACCAGTCGCGCCATACGTCATACCATCCAGCATTTTGCCGAAATCAGTGGCATGGAGTTTCGCGTAAATCTCGACGGAACGCGGGCGGGTGAGCATGGCAAGATGGGCGCGGGCACCAGCCGTTTTAAGGTCGATGTCCATTTCAAGCTTCTTATAATCTTCTTGAAGCTTCTTGGCCTTCTCACGTGCACGGGTCACATCCAAATCAAGATTGACCTCATAGTGGTAGTTCTTATCCTTGCCAGCATGGAACGCAGCAAGATTCAGCTTGTCGATGGCTGACTTGTAATCCGTTTCGATGTCATTCGGAAGACTGCGGAATTTCCGCTTCAACGCTTCCAGTTCGCGTTCCATGCTTTTCGCGCCGTCGAGATAGACCTTCGCGTGGGCGTCCATCCCATCGATCTGCTTCAGACGCTTGGACACGTTCTCAAGAACGTTGACGACCTCGGAAACATCGTTGACGTCAACACGGATGTTCGCCTTGCTGTTGCGCTTCAACTGCTGCATCGCATTGTCAAGCTGTTCGACAAGACGATTGGCGCGAGCCATCGAGACATTGTTGGAACTGCCCAGAGGCTTGACCTTCTCGATAGCATCCTGCATACTGCGAATGTGCTTCTTGACGTTATCCAAAACGTCGATCTGCTTGCTCGCATACGCCGTGGTCAACCGCGTGTTACGTTTCACCGCATCCTGATACGATTTGCTTTTCAGCGTGACCTTGCGCCAAGCGTCACCACCATTGGCGATACGCTTGTTCATCGCGGAAACGGCCTTGTCGGAAGACTGAACTTGCTTGCGCATCGTTCGCAGATCACGCAAAGCGTCGGTCAGCTCGACTTTCGGGGATACTTTACGTTTATCAATGTCCCGAAGAACACGTTTCAGATCGGAGTCATCGCCACGAATCTCAACATTCTGGACGATGCCATCATCCTCGATACGCCTTTTCGCCGCACGCCAACGAGACATGTCAACGTCAGGCGTCACACGAACATCGAAATCGTCATCAGCGTACCGGGCGAGCTTACGGCGGAGTTCTTCGCCAAACCCTTTGGTATTCGGATAAATATCGATTCCAACGGAACCGGCGAGATACTCCACCATAAGAACCCCTGTTTTTCAATCACATGCCCAGAAACGCCTTCATCGACTCGAAGTTGGCGGAAACACGCCTATCAACGCCATCGGCGGCGTGAGGGGGCATAATCGGTTTGAACTCAGGATGCTTGCCGTCCTTGAACTGCAATGTGCCGGAAACCAGCAAGCCGACCTGATTGTAAATACCCAACAGCAGACTCGTATCCTGAGTGAACCCGTGAAAACTCAAACCGGAATCACTCTCGGACTCGGCGCGGGCACGCTCATCAGGATGGTTCAGCAACCATTCCCGATACAACGACTCGTCATAGCCGGCAAGCCCGCCGATAAGGGTCAAAAGAAAACCGCCGTCATACTCATGCATGGCGGCGGGAAGATTCAGATTGTAGAACCTACGGAAATCACACGTAAGCTCTACTTTGCATTTCCGGTAGGCGTCCTTGACGCTTCGGATTTTCCCAAGGACGCGCCATAAAATGCGTTAAGCAGCGTGAACACCTGCACCAGGACAGTCGGAGTCCTGCCAGTGACCCACTTGTGGTAGGCGTCAACGTCCTTGGCGATCTTCTCGAAGAAACTATCGCTGGCAGCCACCATCCTGCTATAGCCAGACTTGAATCGACATCATCGGAAGTCTTCTTGCGGAACACGCCGTAACTGTCGGACGCCACGGCATCGACGACCATGAAATCGCATGTCTGCGCCACGGAGAACTCATGAGCCGGAACGAACTCAGGGCATCCGGCCAGTTCCTCGTGCTGTTCGACGAACTCAGCCAGCGTGTCAGGAATCTCCGGAACGGTCTTAACAGTGTTCTTATCAGTTTTGGAAGCCATAATCTGTAATCCCCATCAAAAAACCCATCTGCCAATCGTTGGAAAGAATTGCCCCCGCACGGATGGGTACATGCGGGGGCAATAGGAAATCTCAGTCCTTCGAGGTCAAACCCGATACGGTCTGGGAGGAATCACCCGGATTCTTACCACTGGAATCCGGGCTGGTTATTTTGACACGAACGTCTCCGGGGCGAAAATCTGGTACGCGCCAACCTCACCATTGGCACCGGCCTTCAGCACGCTAGTGGATTTCACGACAGCATTGAAGCTGAACTCCGCGAAATCCTCATCGGCGAGACTGACGTTATCGAACGTGAAATCGGTCTCCGGCAGATACAATCCGAAGCTCAGCTTGTCGGAATCATCGTAGGCGAGAACGAACAACGCCAGATGCTGCACCACGGGCTGCAACGGCACGACGATGCCGCCCTGATCGCCGGCCCAACCGCCAGTGACCTTCGTGATGGTGGCCGAATCACCCTGCACGGACGCGCCGGACACGGTGATGGTCGGGGCCTCGGTAGAACTCTTCGCACCGGCGACAAGCCACGTGTCCTTCGTGGTGGTGTCCCCGCCATCCTTGCTGAAGCTGATCTTGTTGTTGTTGGAGGTATGGCCGATATTCTCCCAATTCACGACGGAACCGCTGCCAGCGGCGGCAACAGTGCCACTGTTCAACAAGAACGAGGAAACTTTGGTTGGAAGAGCGGTCTTCGCGGGAGCCGTGAACAACGTACCGCGAGACGCCTGAATCAGACCATCGGCATTAATAGCCATAATGGTGCCTTTCTACTTGAAATTGATAAAAGAAAAGGCTTGACCGATACCGGTCAAGCCTTGAACGAATCGCGGGCAGTCACAACAGCCGACAGCCCATACTCCTTGACGTTCTTGCCTTGATTCTCTTTTGAATCAGACTGCCGCTTCTGCGCCGTCACAGACACGGTGCCGACCGTTCCAGCTGTCGTGGACTCCTCGAACGGCCAACCCTGCACCGTCTTATACAAGTGACGTGCAAAACCGTGAGGATTATTACAGTCAGCGGCCAAAACCGTGAACGTCACGCCGAAACGCCACAATCCACGGTCAAACTGTTCGGGAGCGGAAACATAATAGAGAAGAACCTGTCCACGTTCACCGTAAGCGTTCAAAGGCAAGTCAAGCTCGCTGCAAACCTTCACATCAGGCCACTCCTCGCACGGATACGCCCGATTCAACAGTTCATAAACCAACTGTTCCGCATCGATTGACTCACGAACGTCAATGGCAAGACGCTGAAAAATGTTGTCCGTCACAATCTCACCCGACTCAACGAATCAAACATGATATGTTTTCCCGGAATACGCGCTCTCGGATCACGAGGCCCATACTTGTGCTCAAGCCACCGGTTGAAATAGCCGAACTCCAAATGCGGAGCGACCTGCGTGCATCACGGCCCATGACGGACATGACAATCTGATGATGCCAGCCGACTTTGCGAACGGAAACCTCGATCCTATCCGCAACGCTTGAATGCGTAGCGGCCTCATTCGCCTTCGCGCGGACGGCAGACACGCTATGCACGGCGGCGCGGCGTGTAAGTTCCGGCCCATACATCTTCGCAATATCGGTAGCGACGCTACGTCGAACCGTGACTCTTCCCAACGCCGCCCACCTCCTTCACCCATTCAGGCTCGGAAATGCCGCCATCAAGATAATCGCCAATAACAACACGACGTGCACGAACCTCCCAATGCCGGGAGAAACGAGAACCACTCCCACGCCACGTAGGAGCGCCGTCGGCATCGTAATAATCGCCCTTATACCAGATCCGGGAATAAATGTCACCGGGCCATTCCCTCGCAAGAATCTGCAAAGGAGTGGCCTCTTCCAAACCGCCGGGGTTATCCGAAGATGGCGTCTTATCCTCAGCTCCAGAAATAGAGAACATGCCAGCCTGTTGCGCACGACCCTCAACACAGCAGATGACCTTCACGGGATCGCCAGTCTGCACATACTGGCCGCCGTGCGCGTCCTGAACATGCTTGCGAGGAATCACAACGACATAATCCGTGTCGAACAGCTGTTTCTGACCACCGTAATCGGTTTGGTCATCCTCGTAGAGGTAATGGCGTTCATTCGTATCATCGTCAAACAGAAACGCCATCATCAACCTCCATAACCGGGGTCGAAACCAAGACTGATGTGTGACATCGTGCCAGCGGATTCAGCGAAACCATTCAGAATCGATTTCTCAGCTTTCGACAAGAACAGCCGGGGACTTGGATCATAGCCAGGCTGATTCTGCTGCGGATCATGCTCCGTGTACGAGTAAGAACCGTTCGCTTCGGTTTTGAACCGGTTGAAACGTACTACGCGCAACACCATTTCGCATACGACCGACGCGAAATCACTTTCAGAGAGGCGCCCCTTCTTCAAGCGTGTCCGGACAATCGGGCATTCGCTCAAACAGATGAGAGCGGCCTTTCGGCATTGAGCGGAAATCCAATCAGTGTCGAAATGCTCTTCAAATGAATCCGCGTCGGCGGAACCGTAGACGCGCATATACTTCAACCAGTCGATGTTGTCGATGATTGACGTGCTCATACGCGCCTCCTAGATCATGCGGTCAGAACAGTTGCCTTCAAAGTGCTGTTGGACTTGACCAGCACAGGCAGGGCGGAAGCGTTCACAAGCGCCTCATAGCCCGGATTGGTGCCGGTGGAATCCAGCACGACACCGACCGGACCGGCATCATATTCACGAGTAATGCCATACACGGCCTTCTCCTTGGCTTGAGCGGTCGGACCAAAAGCGGTGTAGCCCATGGACGTGTCACCCAACGCCGGAATCAACAGCACGGTGTTCTCAGGGAAGAACGACTTGACCTTGCCCGGCAGTTCAATCTTCATCTGACGCGCGTAATCCTTGTACATGTCGTCAACGATGATTACGTCTCGAATGTCGGTCATCTGCACGAGCACATACTTGAGTTCGTCATCTTTCAACAGGTTCGGCAGTGAAGCCTTAGCGGTGGTCGGATAATAGTACTTAATCATCGCGGCGTTCTTAGCCAACGCACGCCACACCTTCTTGGTGGTGAGCATGATGCTCGGAGCGTCACCTTCGACGGCATCAATCTTGTCGGCCCAGTCACGCAAGTCCTGGACCGGATCGCCGCCATCAGCCCAAGTCTGATCAGTGGACTTGTTGATGGTCAAAGACGAATCACGCGCGTAATCCCACTCATTATCGAAAGCGGAACCAGACTTCGGGGAAATCTTCGCGTCAACGGTAGCTTCGACACGGTACATCTCCAAAGTAAACGCCAATTCCTTGCCAAGACGCACGAACGCCTCACGCAGATTATCAGCGGCGGTAGGAGTGGCAACCACACCATTCACTTCCGGGTCGATGGTGAAGCTCGAAGAAGCGACACCCTTTACGATATCCTCTTCGGACACACGGTGACGCTTACGCAACGGCAGCATCTCCGTATACATCTTCTTACCGCCAGCGTGAGTCTCATCGTACGGCGCCTCGGCATCATATGCGGAGTACTCAATAGTGTCCACCTCAAAACGCGGCTGGTTCGGAACCCAGCTGACGTTGACACCAGTCGGATTGTTCATGTCAGCCAGAATCTGACCGAACGGCAAAGCGGAAGTGGCACCCTGATAAGCGCCAAGCACGATGCCGGACGCTTCGGCAGGGGTAATGAAATCCTTGTTTACCAGAGCCATAGAAAAGCCTTCCTATATAAGAAAACCCGCCACAATGGGCGGGTTGGAAAATAATTGTTTAAAACGGCCGTCAGCCGAAAATACCGGCGCTCTTCAAAGCGCTCTTCAAAGCGGACACAGTGTCCTCGGACGGAGTGGCGATTTTCTTCACGCCGCCAAGAGCACTGGCGGATGCGGCGGGGAGAGTATAGGAACCGGATGCGGTCACAGTGGACAGCAGTTCGACATCGGAACCGGCACTGACGTCATAGGACAGAATCAGCCATCAACCTTCGCGCCGTTGATAGCCACCGGCAGTTCACCCTTGTCGATCACGGCCATGTAACGCAAGCCGGAATCAACATACTGTTCCTTCAAACTTGCGGGTGAACTCGACCTTGACCTGAGACTCAAGGAAACCGGCAACCTTATTCTGACGGCCATCTTTTGCAGTCGGATCATACGGCCCAAAATTATTAGTGTTATTGATACGAGCCAGCGGAATGCCGGAATACAGGTATGCGACAGTGTTCTCATCGTCGATGGACGCGAAATACTTGGACTCGTTTGCACCGCCAACGAACGTGGACAAGTCAAGAGTGACCTTCTTAACACCGTCAGTAATACGGTTCAGCAGCCACTTCTGCTTATCTTGGGGCGCGGTAAAGTTCTCAGGATGAACCATAGCGTTTACCATAGGTTTACTCCTTCTTGGAATTAATCAACGAATGCTTAAGCCCAAACTCGTAGCCACTCTTCGCGTCACCCTGAGCGGGAGCGTGAACATGCGGCGCGGAATTGGACAAAGCGGTTTTCATAGCCTGTTTCCCCGTGTTACGCGAGGAATCATCGGCGGAATCATGCCCACCCGTTTCAGGTTTGCTCGGCATGAACTGAACATACGAATCGGCCCATTTGATGATCTCGTCAGGTCGGTTTCCTTGCACAAGGCATCGAAAGCCTCGTCCGTAATCTCAGGATGCTGCTTCTGCGCGGTCAGCCTGGCGATACGAACCTCAGCGTCAGCGAGACGGCCTTCCGTGTCGGCAAGCTTTGCTTCGGCGGCATTGGCGCGATCACGATTCTCATACATCTTCTGCTCGTTCTCACGGGCCTGATGCTTCCACATGCCCAACTTCTCGGAAAGGTCATCCGCACCATTCTTTTGAGACGCCGTATTGGCGGCTACAGGAGAAGTGGCAGTGTCCTTCGGCTGCGCGTTCACGCCCGTTTCAGGCGCATTCGTAGATGCCGCCGTTTCAGCGGTATTGGTATTTTCATCAGCCATTAGGCTTGAATCCTTTCAATAGTGTTACGCGGCCTCGCCAAGCATCGACCGCATCTGGTTGAGCATGGTCTTCTGCCATGCCATAGCCTGTTTCAAATTCTTGGAAGGTTTGAACGTGAACGTTCTCCCCTCATAGCGGAAAGTCACCGGCTTACCGGCCTTCTGCACTTCCTTGTAGCGCCGGTTGAACTCGATTGCCCGATTCTCCATGCGACGGCATTGAGTCAACGTGGACTGACGGTCAGGCGTATGCCAAGCGTCCGAATCCTTCGACGGAACCGGATCAGGCGTATCCTCAGCATCCTCAGCGAGAAGCACGGGGCCAAGCTCTCCATGAGTGATCGTCTTGACTTTCACCTGCTTCAACGCGGACGCGGTAGTGCCACCGGCCTCGTCGTACAGTCGTTTCAAATCCTTCTGATTCAACTGGAATCCGGGGTCATAGTCGCTGCCAGCCGGTGCGACACCGCAATGGCAGTTAGCGTGCAACGGCAGTAGGTCGCAGTCGAATACCAGCGGTCAGCAGCCACGACGCACAAGCCGCACGAGCCGGTCTTGGATAGTTCAGGATGCAACACCCTGCGGTATTCCAAAACCTTGCTACGCCGATACTTGTCAAGCGTGGCGCTCGTCTGCGCTCTGGACACATCCTCGTCAACAGTGGTCTGCAACCGGTTGAACGCCTGTTCAAGCCACTTGTCAACCTCACTGAACAATTCATCGGTCTTATCAGGCCAAGACTGCGGGCGAATCGCAGGAGACTTGACAGCGGCGGAACGATACGAGTCAGCCGGACGCTGGGCCACAAGCCACGGTCGGTATTGTCACGCGGAAACACGAGATTCGGCACATCACCCTTCGGATTGACGCCGACAATCCTCAACGTTTCATCCGCATAGGAAACACCCAACAGGCGCACCTGCTGAATCAACGCCATCTCCAACAACGCCATGCGAGCCGCGACGGCAAACGTCATGCCATCATTCCACCAGTCAGCGGGAGTCAACATATCCCACATCCTGCGCGCCTGACTCACATACTGGTTCACCAAAGCGGCACGAGCCTGTTCAAGCGTGTCGGACAACGATTCAAGCGTTTTCCCAGACATCAGGACTCAATCTCGCCTTCATCGACAAGCTCGACATCAACATTAGGCAAGCCATCCACAGCGGACTGGGTTTCATCATCCCAACCCGTAGCAGGTTCCACTGCGGCAACAAGCTTCGCAGTACCCTTATCCGACTGGCCGGAAACATTGAACTGGTCGGCAAGACGGTTCATATCATCCTCGGCAACATCCTGAGCCGTATAACCCATCTTGTGCGTGAGAATCGTCCTACGAGCCAACAGGCCGCTCTGATACAACAGTTGGCAAGCCTGAGCCTGCTCAAGCGAACTGGTCGTATCCATCGGCTTCCACACCATCTCGAACTCGCTCTGCGAAGCCTTAGACCCATCCAACGCCAAAGCCATACGAATCATACGGACAATAGGCTCAGCGTCAAGATCGTTCATGGTCTGAACCTTGAACTTCAACGTCTCACGCTTCAACTCCGCACCATTCGCGGAACCCTGCACGTCAGGCGAAAGAATGTCCAACGGAATGCCGGACACTGCGGCAAGCTGCTTCACGTCGGAAACGATGATGTTCTGCAAACCACCGGTATCGGTGGTCTGCGACTCCCAAATATCAACACCATCAGGAAGTTTCCACAACGCAGCCGGGCCAACCGCGAACGTGGACGCCAAATCAATCGGATCACCGGCCTGTTTCTCACCGTCGATGACTTCCTGATCCTCCTCGGTATACGTGGTCGGAACAGTACCCTTGATCGCACGCTGACGGAACGCCTGCATCATCGTGATGCACAGGCGGTCGAACACCTCACGGTCGATACGCTTCAACATCGGAAGATACGGCTCGAATAAGCCTTGACCGTCAACCGTGCTCAGCCGGACTATAGGCAATGAGTCACAGTCCAGAGCGTAATCGTATTCGTCGCCCTTACTATCATCCCACTTCCAGTTCGTGCCAGGACTCCACGCCTTGCCTTGATTGATGAAAACGGCAAGGTCCCCATCATCGGAAGGATTGACTACAGTACGTTCGGATTCTCTGTACGCCACACGCGAATACACACGCTTGGAGAACCCGTCATCGTCACGTTCGATACGGAACAAGGTAAGAGTCTCGACACCATGCTTGTCATCATGCGAATACATGATCGCCGCATCGTCATTGTTGGACATCCACGCTTCCCAAGGACTCAACGCCTTGATATAACGGTTTCCCTGCCCTTCTCCAACGAGAGCGAACGAACACCCGTAATCGCCCTTGTCAGGTAGTAGATGACGGCGGAGAATGAACGACAGGCCACACTGCTTGGCCATCTGGTCGGCATCGGTATCCTTCAACGAGGAATCCTCAACCTTACGGAAACCATTAGGTTGCTGCCGGTCGGTCACACTCTCGCTGATACGACGTGCGAGATTCACGACACCCAACTGGCGCATCAGTTTGTAAACGGGAGCCGCGTTCGGGTCAACACCCTGCGGAACACTGCTCTTGTCCACCATCTCCTTGCCATCCTTGAACAACTTCAACTCGGCAATATCCAAGAGACGGGAACCCCACTCCTGCGCCAACGACGTAATCACGTAAGCATCATCATCATCAATGGATGCCCCATCAATGATTAGCTGCAACTCTGCCACAGGGCACCTCTTCCATCAGTAGATTCTCGACGGCGCGTAACGCCGCTTCTCGTCAGCCAATTCCAAATACTTTCCACGCGCCGTATAAGCCAACAGGCCAGCCATGCACGCATCAATCTTGTCCGGCGAATTAGGAGACTCCTTATAAATCGCATAACCAGTACGAGTCTCCCGCTACGCGCATTACGGAAATGATTCACCAATCGCGGATCGGCAAGCAACGCTATATCATCCTTGATGGGCTTCGACTTACGTTCAGGCTCCGTATACGGGTACCGGAACGCGGTATGAGCGTTATCCAACGCAACCTGCATGTCCTTATACCAGTTGTTAGTCCAGAACTTGATCTTGTCGCCACCCTTACGCGGCCCGACCTTCAACTTCTTCCCATAATCCTTCTCCCAGCCGCCAATCATCTGCTCGAAATAGGCGACATCAGCGAAGAATCCGACAACGTTGTAATTGTCCATCATCCAACGAACCATGCCGTCGAACGCATCACGGTTCACACGCCAAGTGGCCTTCTCGGGACCATCGGGCGCGGATTCAAGCTTTATCAGGAACAACATGCCATCGGACACGCGGCATCCAACAAGAGCCGTCGAATCATCGACACGGAACCATCGAAGCCAAGCGTTATACTCACGTTTCGTCACGAACCGTTGCCACGCGCCATCCAAACGAATCGAATTGAACGCCGTATGCATTTCATCCCGATACAGCATGTGGGACTGAATATCCGACTCGGTAAGCCAAGCGTCATGCACACTCGACAAAGTGTTGAAAAAATAGCGCATCGAATCAGCAGGATCGGAGTCAGGCTGGTAAATCTGGTCCATCTGACCATTCAGGTCAATCCACCCATCCTTCGACGGGCCAAGCTCACCATCCCAATACGTGTGACCTTCGGGGTCAACACCATCAGCATTCAACACGGTCATACGACCATCGGGCAATATCAGATGATCCTTACCGTCCGAACTCTTCGCACTCGCACCATACGCGACCTGCAAGGCGCGGAGAACCTTCTTCTCGTCAGCGAAATCATCCAAGTCGATATTCGCATACACATGGTCGAAGTAGATGCCGCTACGATGCTTGATTTTGCCCGAAGCGGTATCCCACGCATACTTGTACGATGTTTCAGCGATGGACTCTTCGCCTGGCTTGTACATGGTGGACGTTTCAAGAATCCACGGGTCTGCATCACCTTTACGTTTGCCGAGGTTACGTTGAACGGTCTTGTACATGTTGCGAAGCTTGTTCGTGTTGTACAAGTGGGTTTCATCACAGGCGGCGAACGTTTCCAAACCGCCATCCTTGGACGCGGCACCACTCGTGGTGGGAACAATCTCCCCACCCTCCGGCAATCCGATACGAGTACGGCCAACATCAAGGCCGACACCCTTCAACTGGCTCAAAGGGCCTTGATCGCAGTTGTAGTAAATCGAATCGAAGATGTTACCAGTCTGACCTTCGGCGGTAGCCAAGCAGAGAATCTGCGGCATCTGCACCATACGGCCGACAGGCTCACCCTTCGCATACGGGTAGACCTCGCCAGAAACTCGTAAGTCTCCCCCTCTTCCGCCCAATGATCGAACCTGCAAGGAGCCAAACCCTCGAACGCGCAAATGCCAGCGGCCTTACCGGACTTGTTCTTACCCTTCGCACGCGAATAAAACACACGATTGAACCGGCGGGTACCCCACTCGGTCAACGCATAGGCGTGCAGCATGAACACGTACTCGTCCATGTCGAACGTCTCGGGCAAGCCAACACCGCCACCACGACCAACACGGAAGAAAGTCTCAATCCACCAAACCGCGAACATTCCCATCGAACGAGTCAAATCCTCGCCATGCAATTCGGGAATGCGCGTATGCATCAGGCACCACCGTCAATGACACGCAAACCCAATGCGGAAGCACGCTGCCTGTTCCGTTGAACGTTACGAGCGCCCTCGGTATCGCCCTCATACGCGGAAGCCTTCATATCGTCAGGCTGCGGAGCATCGAACTTCAACCTCACACGAGCCTCGGGCGTAATGCCCAACGTGGCCTCACGCTGACGAATCTCGGAAGCCAACATCCAACGGCCCTTAGTCTTCGGACGCCAGAAATCATCCTTCAACAACGCCAAATCCTGAACCGCGTACCAGTCGGCCTCAACACCCATACGCTGAGCCAACGGACTGACACGAAGCGACTCATACCACTTCTTCGTCCGTTCAAGCCACTCCTGCCCATCAGGACGAACAGCAGGAAACTCCAAACCCATCGGACTATCAGGCGCACGAAGAATCGGATTCTTCGACTTCTGCGCACCACGACCATTACCAGCCACAGCCAGCCTCACAATCCGCCCGTTTCAGGCAATAACGCGAAGCTAGGACGTTCCACCCTCGCAACGCTTGTGAACCAGCAGACGATTCGCCAAAGTCGCACTATGCGACTTCTCCAACGGAACCTTCCACACGAAAGCGGCACCATCGGCACCACTCGAACCAACATCAACCGGCTCATGGCATTTCGCGCACAAGCCGCCACACTTCTCAACCACCTGAGAATCAGTAAAAGACTCAACAACAAGCTCGGACTCAAGCTCGGACACGTCAACCGGACGCACATACATAGTCGTTTCAGGCTTCACCGGCAACGACTTATCATCATCACGAGCACGCTTATACGCCACACGGCAACGCCAGAACAAAACAACTGGTCGGAACGCTTCGGATCAAACCACGTATGGCATTGGGGACACATGCGCTGGCGCAACGGCTTCAGCGGAGACCCCGAATAACGGTCACGGTCGTAATGCGAACGACACAATCCCTTCGCGCACACCGGATTAGCGCAACCGGCAACCGCGCACATGAACTCATTCACTTGAAAGCCGGGTGAGAATACCAACGCTTCTCCCTCCGACTCCTACCCTTTGCACGACGAACCTCAGCAGACTCACCCTCGGTCTTCCGCTGATGATGCCAACGACACAACACCCACAAATTCTCAGGACGATCATCATCATGGACGGGATTACGAACCTTATGGTCAACCTCATTCCCATACCGTCCGCACAGGCGAACATTCCCGTAATCATCCTTGACCGGCCACTGGCACCTATGCCCATCCCGTTCAAGAATCATCGCACGGACACGCGGCCAATCAGGATTGAACCGTTCATCACGATGGGAACTAGACCACGCCACAATGCCTCCACAAAAACAGGGTTGGCCGGTGCTGAGCAGGAAAACACGCCAAATGGGAAACATCCCAGCAGGAAAAGTTCTCAGATCAACCAACCCAAGTGCTCCGGGAGGGATTCGAACCCTCACACCCTACAGGTAGCGCATTTTGAGTGCGCCGCGTCTACCATTCCGCCACCAAAGCAAAAGAACAAGCGTCCCACACTCCACCCACAACAGGAGCATGGGACGCTCGTTCAACCCCCAGAGAGCCATAAGGAACCAATGGCATCATCACAATGGCTTTTTACCGCCAGCCACGGCGCGCGGATGCTGAGGGAGTCGAACCCCCGGACCGTTCCCGGTCGCCACCTTAGCGAGGTGGTGCAATAAGCCACTCTGCCAAGCATCCAAAAGCAAGAGCCGCCACGGCGACTCAGGAGACTGTTCCCGCAGACTAGGCGGGTCAGCTAAAACTAGAGCCGCCACAAGACGACTCCGAAGACCTTTCCCACAACCTGTGGGTAGGCTGAGCACAGCATGTTGGACTCGAACCAACATCGACGGTTTTGGAGACCGCAATGCTACCGGTTGCACCAATGCCATATGTGGATGGTCACACCCATGAAGCGTAACCATCCACCGAGTCGCCGTTAACGGAAGCGTCCGCCGCTTTCATCTCCAGACAAGCCAACGCCAGCGGTAGGCGCTTGCCTTCGGGGGTAGTACTACTTCCCCAACGCGGAATGTGAAGGATTCGAACCTCCGGCACTTCACAGTGCGACTGCTTTCGGGACAGTTGCATTAAACCACTCTGCCAACATTCCAAACCCAACTTAGTTATTGTCCAAGTTGGCATGACAGCGGAATGGTGGACTGGCTTTTACCACCAACGGCAAGGAACGTGTATGTATATATGCACCCGTTTGGCCGTGCCTCCCCTTCGGTCATCAACCACCTGATTAAGGCAGGGAGCCTCTTATCCCCCACATGTTCCAGCGGGATATTCGAGCAATACCATCGATCTCACAGGCAGCTACCCCCATGAAACCTAGAGCAAACCTCGGGAATCGAACCCGACAACCAAAAGGCTGTGCCAACATGATTGCAGACCAGCCCAAAATAATAGGTACGAGTCCATATAGGCCACGTCCGAGATAGACCAGTCGGACTGCTGACCGTACCGCATCTAGAATCTTCACACTCCCCTTGTGAGTGGACGGCCAGACGTTGATGTGGCTTAAGCTAGCTTCACCGCCATCAACATCAATCCAAGGAACATTATACACAATATGTAGGGTGCAACAACGGTTGCAACCACTAAATATGTGAAGACTTCGTGAGTAACAGGTAATCCAAAAATGTTCCAGCGAGCATTCAGCGTCAGCACTAGAGAGCCAGCGGCCTTGCTTTTTGTGTCCGGGGGAGGCTCCCCCACGGGGGTGTTTGTTGCATGGTGCAACGTTGGAACGTTTGTGCGATTGTGTTTTGGCGTGTCGTGTGGTATCGCGCGGGCACGTTCCTCTTATGCGATCATGTCCGTGCCCGTCGTGGCCGTCGTGGCCATGGCGTGGCTGTGGTCGTGCCGTGGCGTGGCCGTCGTGCTCTGGATGTCGTGGCGTCCCTGGACATGGCCGTCGTGACGTGGCCGTGACGTCCCTGGGTGTGGCCGTGGCTGTGGTGTCCGCTGTCTTTGTGTCGCCGTCGTGTGGTTGCGACACGCCGACGAATACTAGTGTTTGCAATGGTTTTGGTGGTGTCTGTGTTGTCTTGGTTTGCTATCTGACTGGATAGCGTATATAGTGAGAGCCATCAAGCAAACGACAACGAAAGGAACAGAGATGAACGAGAGGCCACCACCACGGAGACCACCACCGCAAGGACGGTGACACGAAGCCCCCTAACAGGCGCGGCATGGATGATTGAAAACTGAAGAGTGGACGCGACGAAGACGCGACGGACTGCGACTAGGCATGATGCACCCTCACATCACGCAAGGCCGAACCGTCGTCGAGTCGCTAACGTGGTGCGATTGCCGGCATGGAATTGTCTCGCACTGTCTGAGTGGTCTACGATGCCTTAATCCAAGTTAGGAGTAAGGGCCATGAGTTTGAAAGAATTAAGGATGAAGCGCGGTCTAACGCAACGTGAGTTAGCGCAACGTAGTGGCGTGCATCATGTCGAGATTGCGCAGATTGAGACAGGTAAACGCAATGTTCGGGCGGTGTCGCTTGATACTGCACTGCGATTGTGCGATGCTCTCAAGATCGCTAATCCGCGCAAATTGCTTGATTCTGATTCTAAGTCTTCGGCGGATTGATTGAATCCGCTAGGGCTAGCGTAGTCTTTATGGCACGTCTAGCCCACGAATGAGTAGAGCCGGATAGCTGCAACTATCCGGCTCAATTGCTCAGTAATCATTAACCAACTAACTAACTAAGCCCTCTTATTCTAGCAAGGGGGCTGGAATGGAGTGTCAAAATGTATACCGTTGATGAGACCTACAAGAATATCGAAGCCGAGTTCAAGCCCCGCAGCAAGTGGAACCAGGGCGTGAAGGAAACCGCACTGGCATTGCTTGATTCGCTCGACATGCCAGAAACCGTTCTTCCCGACCACTTCGGATCGCGTCGCGCGCTGTTGCTGAACGGCGCGGACAATTGGCGGGAATACAGTTACGGCGGGTGCGCTCTCGTGTACAACGTGGATATCGCCGCCCGGTTCTTCACCCCGTCCGAAATGCGCCGGTACATGGCAGACGGGCATGATGCAAGCATGGCGTTCCGCGGCGAGCCTCTGCTTGACTTGCAGGCGCGTGCCTCAGCCAGGCGGAGCGTGTTATCAGCCGGTACGCGCGGGAACACTGAGGGGCAAGTCATGTGTGAGAAGTGCCCCATCGATCAACGTTACCCGTACTACGGTTTTCCTGTGACGCCAGATTCCCGCAAGCTGCGGGATGAGGCCGAGCGTTACCGTGAGATCGCTATCCGCTGTTTCGTTGCCGAAAGCGATTGTGCCGACGTGAAGCGGGCGGATGCGCTGTGGCGTGAGATGTGCCGTGCCGGTGATGAGGCGCGGTTTCTGTGCAGCAATGCGCGTCGTTTGGAGATGGAAGAAGCCCTACAGTGTCGGGCTATTGAATATCCCAATTGTCCTAATCGCAAGCGTATGCGCTGACTTATTCCAGGCTTTCGGGCGTGAGCTATCAAATCACGCCCATATAGCCCGCGTTCGGGCATTACATTCCAACACAATCGAGGTGCTTTAAAAATGTCTTTTGTTACAGTTGATTTTCCTGATATTCGTGAATCTGATTCCGCAGAGTATGCGTATCTCGCCAACGTGTACAACACTACGTATTCACACAATCAAAACGCTTGGCGTTCGCCTGATGAAAACAGGCTTGACGGAACCACGTATGCCGCGTGGTGGTTGATGGATGAATACTATACGCGCGGTGAACATGCCATGATTGGTGAGTGCCGCCGCCTATTAACGAAACGTTGCCGTGCGGAACTGCACAGCGAACACAATAGAGAGTTTTGCACCGGATTCCACACGGTTGTTGATTCCGTTCTTTCCAAGTGAGGTGTTCGCAATGCGTAAGAAGATTACTCTGCTTGTTGCCGTGCTTGTTGGCCTGTTGGCTTTCGGCGTGGCTTGTTCTCCAGCGCTTTCCGATCAGCCGGTTGCCGATCCGCATGGCACGCCTGAGCAGCAGTGGACGTGGTGGCGCGAAACCTATGCCACGAAGGATTACAACCAAGCTGACCTAGCGAGCTACCGCGAGTTGTCCAATATCCCGCAGTGCTGCATGGAGGACGGTAGCACTTCGGACGGTTACGAACGTATTTGCGAGTGGCGTGGAAGCGTTGACGGCAATCATACCGGCACGTCATACGTTTTGGTTGACGGTAGCAAGGTTTTGGAATGGTGAAACCGCTCAGGGCCGTGCGGTGAACGGCCCATCAAATAATCAAGTTTCCATACAAGGGAGTTTTAAAATGTCGAACAAAGTTAACGGCCTGTGGGCCGTCAATTCGTCCAGTGTCTTCATGTTTTTCGATTCCGTCAACACGCCTAGCGTGTGGCGTTTCGAGATGAAGGATGACGTTGAATCATGGCGTATGATTCCTGGCGTGAAGAATGCTCAGGCGGTGCGTGGTGTTGCCGCCGCGTATCGTGCCGATGGTGGCACGTGGCTTGATCCTAACGGCTCTGATTATGCTCAGGCGGTGAGTGAGATCGGTGACGTGCCGTTGATCGTGGAGCGTGGCGATTGCATGGTTTCCCCTGATTGTGGGGATTATACGGCGCATGGCGTGAGCCTGTCGGACGCCGACCGTGAGCATGGTTGGGAATTGTCCTACGAGGATGGCGGCATGGTTGTGTCACGTGACATTTCATTCCTCACCCCGGCCGAGCGTGACCATCCTGAGATGTGCGAAACTTACGATGATTTGCCGGTTGTCACCCCGCAGTCGGTTGAGCCTGAGCCGGATACGGTTGAGATTCCCGAAGCGCCGCCGATTCCGTCCAATGATACGCCGAAGGTGATTGCGCAGCATGGCGTCAAGGCGCGCGTGGTCACGATTCCAGGTGGCAAGTCGGTCAAGGAGTTGGCTGACGTGTTTGGTGGATATGTGCATAAGCCGCGTGGCTTCCGTGATTCCAAGGGCCGTCGCGTCGCATATGTCGCGTTCGACGGTAAGAGTGGCGTGGTTGCGTACCGTGACTACTACCAGCGTGGCAGTGACCAAACGTTGGAAGAGTCCGTGGCCGCGTACCTCGCTCAGCATGAGATTGTCGAGGTGGCATGAAATGTCACGTGTCGTCATCACAGCACAGCAGGTTAAGGCCGCTTTGGATGCTACCGGCTATTCGTCCATCGACTCGAATATTCAAGCCGTGTTGAGGGAGATTGTGAAGCGTCCAGCCTTGTTGACCGCGTATCTCAGCACGGTTATCAACGCGGCTGCCGACAATCTGCCTGATCCGCGTCATATGGATTGCCTGTTCTGAAAAGTTTGGCCGGACGGTATGCCCAGTACCGTCCGGCCATTGCAAACAGTAATTAACTCAACCAAACCATTTGCAAGGAGATTCTATCATGTCCCGTCATTTTTACGCTGTTTATTGGCCTTACGGTGTCAACACTTTCAATTTCGACCATGAGCCGATTGGTACTGTTATCCCGTTTGATACGGCTAAAGCGCGTGACGCTTACGTTGCTGCTGACCGGTTCGACGGTAATTTTCATAGGAGCGTGCCGGATTATCGATTGACACGCAAGATGATGCTTGGTGCGCTGAGAGAGTTCCGTTCGTTGGATTCCAAAGGCTATGAAGGTTGGCGTGTGGATGGCGTCTTCTATGAGTCTCTTGGTGATGCGTACAAGGCGATGTTCGATGCTGATGCGCAGTTGCGCTATGAACTGTTCGGTGACGTTGATTCGAGGGAGGCGTGAGTGTCATGGAAACGTTGAAATTGTGGCTGATTTTCATGTTGGTCAGCAAATGTATGCATATGACCATTTTGATATGGTCGAGCGTAAGCGTTATTGGCGTCCCGTGTCGAAACCGTATCTTGTGTGCGCGTGGCTGCGTGACTTGATTCGTGGGATGCGTGATGCGCGCTTGGGTGGATTCCAGGGTTGGTTGTACTGCGTTGTCAAGGATGGCGGGTTCACCACTCAGGAGCTTATGGGTCTTAACGATGAAATCGAGGTGTTGTGATGTGGCGGCTACGGTATTACCACTCTCACCGTGGTTTTTATCGGCTGGAACTCACGACACCTTCCGGCTTCATGTGTGGTTACACGCATTCCAGGATGATGCCTGATCTGGAAGCGGAAGCGTGGCTTATTCATGATGCCGGTTTGGACGGTTCGCAAGTGGATGTGCAGCGTGTTTTTTAGACACGTCCGATAATCCACACAAGTTTAATCATGTCAGCAAAAGAAAGGACAAACAAAATGACCAGCATCGATTTCACCAAGACCAGCACTTACGCAGACCTCTATCACTACTGGAATAGTGAGGATTACGAGCTTGACGCGATAAATCGTGAGCTTAGCTACATTCAAACTATTGACCGTGACCAGGCCGTGGATGATGAGGGTCATGCTGTGTATGACGAATATGTTTTCTATAAGATTGATGAGTGTCATCCTGATAGAGGTAATTCGTTTACAGCCGAGCAGATTGAACAGTTCGCTCAGACTTGGTGACAACCAAACAATGATTGGTTATCGTGCCTGCGTGAAGGACGCTTGACGGCTTCCCCCGACCGAAGGCGGGGTTTTACCGTGTAATGCATAATCATGCCATTGTAGACTACTCAGACGGCACTTGACGCGGTTTGTAGCCAATTGTCCACCAATTCGGTTTCGTTGACTGGCTCGAAACGCCATGCGTCTAATCCGACGTTGATCTCATTGTGATGCCTGCCGAACTCAAGCGGGTCATGCGCGTGCGTGTGTCCGTGCAGAAGCAGCGTGTTGTTCATGCGTGGTATCGCGTATTCGGCTAATTCCGGCGCGTTCCAATTGGTTGAGACTGCGCCTAGGGGTTTGCTTTGCGTGAAGTCTTCACGCCATTGGTAGTGGCTTAAAAATACCGTGTGTGGATTGTTGCCCCACCCGTCTCTGATTTCGGTGATGCCGACTCTTCCGACTTCCCCGAACACGCTTGCCAACTTTTCCAGCGTGCGGCTGGAACTGTGCAGTTCGTGGTTGCCAAGAATCAGATGCCTGTTCTTGCGCGGCACATGCAAGTTTTGGATGCGCATTATCGCTTGGTCGACGCTCCACGTACCACCGGAACTGATGTCTCCGAGGATGTAGAGTTCGTCTTCCTCGCCAACATACGTGTTGATGCTTCTGATGATGTCGGCATCATGCTTCCGCCAGTCAACACAGTTCTTGAGCGGCTTATGCTCATGTTCGGCTTGTTGTTTGATCGATGCATCCTTAGCGTATCCGGGTAGCGCGTAGCCACGTAATGCAGCCACGAAAGGGTGAGCGAAATGCAAGTCACTGGTAAACCACTTCATTTGTTGTCCTTCAACATGTTCCTGTAGATGCGTGTCCCGGCTTTTATAGCAAGTTCCGGCGTACTGTAGCAGCAGGGTTCCATGCATGGGCCTGATAGCGGGTGAATCGTCGGGTTATCAATGTCGAGGTCCACGCGGCATTCCTTGTATATCACGGGAACGTATACGCCTTCATCCTCGATAATCATGATCGCACTGTACTTGGGTTTGTCCTCGTCAATGTGTCCAAAAGGCTTGAAATTCGAGAGGTCGGGGGACGGCTTGCTATCACTTGTAAATACGAATTTCTTCGTGCTTGAAGTGTCATCCACGGTTCTCTACCACCTTCCCGTACTGCTTATCCCACTTGTCCAATGCTTCTAAAATGTTCGGCAGTCCAAAATAGTCGTAGTATTGGCTGTAACGTTCGCCGCTTTTCGTCTCGAATGCGATGGTCAGCATTTCGGGGTCATCGCCACAGGTTTCGCAGACGCAGAATGGCGAATAATCGTAGCCGACTACTCGTACCGGCTCGTCCTCGCTTCCGTCGAACAGTTCCGGTGATTCGACTTGCAACACGCGCATCAGCAGTTCGTTCGTTGATTTTCCAGTGGTGTTTTCCGTCATACTCCCCTACTTTCCGTTGACTTCGATTACCAGTTCCGTGTCACCACGCACGGTCGCCTTGATATCGTCGTTACGCTGATTCGACAAATGCATGATGATGTCGGTGACAGTTTCGTAATTCAGTTTCGGGGCAATGGTGATGTTCCCATAGCCGTTGGGCACGGCTTCGATATTGTTGCTGTACACCGGCATGGAGTATTGCGTCGCTCTTAACTCCTTGAGTTTTCCTGACATGACGATTTCGCAATTGTCTAAAATGCTTATCTTCTTGCCTAAGTGCGTGGCGTTCAGATGGTCTGCTGTGATTGTCTCGCTCATTCCGCGTGGTCTCCTAGTTCTCGTTGGTAATTCTTTTGAAGGATGTTTCCGGGCGTGGGAATGTGCTGCCGTTGCTGTTCGTGATCCGTTCCAATTCCATGAACTCTTCGACCGACATGGTGACGCTTATGTTAGTGCAATCATCCGTTATCCTGACGTATTCGGTTGGCGTTTGATACAGTACGTCGTTTTCGTCATAGGACACGGCATATGTGTCGATGATTTTCAGGATCACGCCATTCATGACGTTCTCCCATGTGGTTATCAGCTGTGGCGGATTACGTATGCCCTCCGCTTCTGTCTTGTCTGTGCTTTCGTAGTGGAATCCGAGTTTTATCAGCTTGTCTATAACGGGGGTTGTTTTCTTGGTGAAGTCGAGTACCGTCATTGTGTCTCCTTCTGTGATTCTAGTTGATGCCGCTGCTGCCGAATCCTTTCTCGCCACGTTCGGTCGAATCCAGTTCGTTGACTGGCTCGAATTGCATGTGCGCGTATGGGAGGAACACGATTTGCGCTATCCGGTCTCCCTCATGCACTTCAAACGCATGTTCACCCATGTTTCTGAGGATTACGCCGACTTCGCCACGATAATTGGCATCGATTACTCCGGGCGCGTTCATCACGGTGATGTCGTGTTTCAACGCCAATCCCGAACGTGGGCAGACCAGTCCGACATATCCGGCTGGAATAGCCAGTCTCACGCCCGTATGCACGAGCGTCTGACTGCCGCGCAGATGATCGTGTCCTCATTGCTTCTGAGGTCTGCTCCACCATCGTTCGCGTGAGCGTAACTGATGTTATTGGTTTTGCCGCTGATATGCATTTAGTCTCCGAACTTTTCGAGTACGCCTATGACGCCGATAATCCAAGCGATTATCAGGATGATTGTGATACCGGCCAATGCGAGCAGCGGTATCCATATGGGTGCGAGCACCCATATCCACGGGTATGGGAATTGGCCTCCGATTTTCAGGAGTGCCAACATGCCGGACAACAGTAGGAGGATTAGCGTGCAGTCGATGTTGACTCGCATTATTAGTCCTCCGTGTAGAAAGTGAGCGTGTGGAGCTTTTTCTTCGCGTTCAATTGCTCTCCGAACATGCCGTACTGTTTGACTGGTTCGATCACGTCGCGCATGTGATGCGCGTGATAGGTGATGGTCTTGCCCTTGTCGGTGATGCTGATGATGCTCACTGCCGGTTGTCCTTTCCGACGAGTCCCCAAATATCGTCCACTGGAGTGGTTTGCTGCATCAGCATGTACACGTCCGCGATACGGTAGATGGGATGCCGCCCTTCCTTGCGTACCGGGGTGAGCTTGCCCCTGTGCGCCCATGATTTCAACGTGTTCGCGGATACGAGGTATCCAGCCTGTTGGAGTTTGCTTCTAATGTCCGAAGCAGTCCCCGTGTAAGTGCTGTGTTTGATCTTGTCTTGCATGAGTGTCCTCAAAAAGTTGATGTTCCAAACGTTCCTGCATCCACGGCATTTGACTTGTTTTGCCGTCTCGTCAGCGCTTAACGGCATGTTGCAGTCAGTGTTGGGGCAATTGCCCAAGCTAACCGTATGGCCTTGATTCAACAGGCGCTGGCATTTGTCGCGGGCGATGCGGATTTCAAGCGCGTACACGGGTGTTGCCGTTGAGCATAGACACGCGGGTTCGCCTTGCTTGGTTTTCTTCACGGCTATCCGCTGCGCCAACACGTTCAACGGATCGTGATTCAGGTATTCGACGCCTAAGCATTTAGCGAACGCGGATAGTGTGCCCCACACGCTATCATCCCGTTCGTCTCCCTCATACAGCAGGTCGAACACTTGCTCCCTCAATGGCGGATTATCAGAGTATCCTCCCCCGCCACCATCAGCGTCATGGTTCTTGTTGATGCGGTTCATCTTGTCGGTTTCCAAGTAGCCGATGTTCTTCGTGAACCATTCCAAGTCGGCTAGGAGCCGCTGTTCACATTCAGGGCAGAGTTGCCTGGTATCGTCTCGTTCACGCCCGCAACGCAACAGTTTGCAGTCAGCCAATCGCACGCCTTCCAAAATCATGGTATGTTGATTCCGCACCGGTGCCCGAAGGCGTGCGATTAATGCCGGAACATGTCTAGTATACCGTTGCACCCAACCTTGCAACCGGTATTGGATTAACGTCTCAAACAGTCTCCCGCTTCCGTTTTCTCTTCTCGGGATGAAGCAGGTAGTAGTTGCGTTCGTAGGCCGCCTGTTCCTCACGGCTGAAATGGTGGAATGTCGGACGATGCGCAAGCTTGTATCGGCGGTTGCATTCCAAGACTTGCTCACGGTGGGCCATCCGCCACTGTCGCGTGTGCTCACGTTTCCGTGCGAGCTGTTCCGCAGTAAGCTTGACCGGCTTTTTCGACGCTTTCGCCTTCTTCTTTCCGACTGGCGGCTTCTCAGACGGCTTGCGCCTACCACGACGAAGAACCGCTATGTCAACCGCGAACATTTTCATGATCTCGTCGGCGGTAGGCTCATTCATTCCGTTTGCTCCAATGATTTGCAGTAGTCTTCTCGATCACGTACAACACGACGGCCTCATTGTCCAATGCCAGTGGGTTCGCTGCCGTGACGTTGATGATTTTCCACCCATCATCCAGATAGTCGATGAGTTTTGAATCATTCTGCACACGCACGCCGTTACCGTTGAACTTCGTATATACGGGGATTAGCTCATGTTCCATTATTTCGTCTCCCCGTCCTTGCCGCTAGCATTGTTCCAGTCGCAGGAAAGACCGCCTCCCCCCTTGTAGGTGTTGAAGTTGATGCATGTAACGGTTCTGCCGTCGTGCAACTCGATTCTGCACTCATAGGCCGTGAAGTCGCCTCGCACATCAATGCAGTTGCTACCGTTCTCAGCATCGTCAGCATCCGCTTCGTTCCCGCATCCGGCCAGTGGGAAAACCATTGTCACGGACACAAGCACGGCCATTAGCCTCGTTGAATATTCTTGTTTCCTATCATTTCGTCTCCTTGATTTGCTTGATGATTCTCTCGTATGCCCGATGATGGAATATTCGCGCGCGTAAGACTGAGCATGGTTCCCAATGGAAAAATTCGATATCACTGGCGTACACGGGTAGGAACCATTTATGACAGTCCATGCAGTACATCAGGTCGGAGTGGAATGTGACCTTCGGATGCGGATGATCGCATCCGCTACCGCAGGATACCGCGACGAAGCATCGCACTGAGCTTTCATCCTTGGTGGGATACCCGTACACATAATCCCGTCTCATTCCGTCACCGCATGTCGTTCCACTTCGAGTACTTCCTTCGCCCGATCGATGAAGTCTTCCCGATAGCCACAGATTTCCCCGGCGTAATCCCACGCATCGTCTTCGTCCTTCGCCACATAGTCGCTTTCGATGCCATCCCACTTCTTGCAGCTTCGCCATAGCAAGCGTTTTGCCACGGCCTCCACCTCAACGTCAGACGGTGGCGCTTCGCGGCCTCGAATATAGGCTTCCTGCAAATCGTCAGTATTGGCAGCGAAAACCTTCTTGCAGCCCGAACCGTCATTCCAGTACTCGGTCGGGTACGCCTTTTCGGCTTCATCCTCTGAGATACTCAATTCGTCCTCTTTCCGTTAGCTTTGACCATGGCCCACAGGATTTCACTTGCCGGACGCCGCCGGTACGACATGTCGTTGTAGGACTGCACATAGTCGAGAATCAGTTTCGAGCCGGTCGAATCCGGTGTCAGAATCGCGTTAACGCGCTCCGGCACCATCTTCTGCCATACGATCTCGTCGCACAGCTCCTTCGTGCAGACAGATAGTTCTGGTCGCCGTAGAACGTCAGGCCGTTGCCGCTCGTGAAGTCAGCCATGCATGACTTGACCTCGTAGAACCCGAAGCAGCCTTTCTCCACGCTTGCTGGCACCGGCTCGCCATTGATGTTCCATGCTTGAAGCCCACGTAGTCCACTCGCCGCTCGTCAGGCGTGTTCCGGTCGAAATTGACTTCGCTCGCCCAAAAAGCGGTCTGATTCCTCAACCTCTTCTCCACCAGCTTGGACAGCATGGCGGTGGTCTCAGCCCTGCTCATTTCTTCCTCCTGAAGTACTTGCATTCATCGTGATGGAACAGGAACAGGTGAAGTCTCCACACCTTGACTGCCAACAGGCCCTTGAGTGTGATCGCATACCCGCCATGGACACGCTTCATGAGCTTCCTATCGGCCAATGATTCAAGTATTCGGGAAAGCTCTTGGTTCTCTCGTTGTTGCCAGATGTAGTTCATCCCCTCAGCGATATACAGGCAACACATGTCCTTGTCGTATTGACTAATCATCATTAGCCTCCCTCTCAAGGATGTAGACGTTCGTCGCGGTAACGGCGTTATCACGCAATTCCGTTGCCGGCATGATATCCACCCGCAGAATCTGCCAACCCTCGTTCAGCAACTCTTCAAACACACCCATATTCATCAAGGTGCGCTCATCGCCGTAATCACTCCAAAAAAGTGGGCAAACCTTGTACCGTTTATTCATTTCGCGTCCTCCTTCATGAAGACAATCCAGTGTGTTCCCGTGCGGTTCGGCTGCTTGTTGCCGAAGAGCGGCTTGTGCGCTGTGAGCTTGAGAATCTGCGATACGGGTATCTGTGTCTCATTCCATTTGAAAATCAACACTCCGTGCTCTTTCAGGACGCGGAAGCACTCGCTGAACATGGTCTTAAGGTCGTTTTTCCATGTCTCTTGGTCGAGGCATCCGTATTTCTGCGCCAGGTAGCTCGTCTCTCCCGCATTGCGCAAGTGCGGTGGGTCAAGCACCACCATGCGGAACGTCCCGTCGGGGAACGGCAGGTCGCGGTAGTCCATCAGCATGTCCGGCTTGACTTCGAATCTGCGTCCGTCACATAGTTCCCAACTTCGTCGCGCACGTCACCGAAGAGCACACGGCTGTCTGACTTGTCGAACCAGAACATTCGCCCGCCGCAAGCAGGGTCAAGAACAGGTTGGTACGCGCTCATTTCGTGTCCTTCCTCTTGTATTCGTCCACTACGTGTTTCCACTGGATGCTTGCATCCATAGTGGCGCTGTACCAGTTTGTAGAGAGGTGCTTTCGGGGGCATTGAAGCCGGTATATCGACTTGATGTAATCCCCATCCTGTGTATGGCTCTTAACGATTTTGGGTAGTCTGCCGCACATTGGACACCCGAATTCGTTGCGTCTGCGTTTGAACCACATGACTATGCCTCCGCGTCTTTGTTCCGCTTTCGGCCCGTCCGACTCAACATAAAGCCGTCCAGATAGAGCTGGAACAGGCTCACATACAGGCCGTCTTTTATATCGTCTTCCGGTTTCGCATACAGTCGTTCGTTCAGGAGTGCGACTGGCAGTCCGGTGCGTTCCTCCCGTTCGATGTGGAAGGGTATTTCCTCCTGGCCGTCTGCGGTCTCGCGGACTGCCACGCCGTAGTCGCCCACCTGGGGCTGATCGGATGGGTCGCTATTGTCCGTGTCCTCGTAGGTGAGGCAGGACAGCATGGAGCCGCTGTAGCCGAGCATGGAACGGCAGTGGTCAGCTGTCTTTCCGTATGCGTCGATTTGCCCCTTCACGACACCGTATGCGGTCGTGTCACGCTGCATCAGAAGAGCGTTTGCAAGCCTCAAGCCATCAATCTCAAGCTGCTCGCACCAGTCGATGATCTCTTGCAGTGTCTTGTCTTTCTCAGTCACGTTCGTAGCCATTGTTATTCCTTACTGCTTTTATCGTTCTTATCGTCATGGTCGAAAATGCATACGAACACGCCTAATAGCATGAGCACGCAGAGTATCGCTATCACACCCAATGTGATGACGATGAACACGCTTGAAATATTCCAGCAAACATCAGCCAGACTCATGATTTCCTCTCCTTGCGGAATTGTCTGATAGCTTCCTCTGCGTCGTAATAGCGGGCGACAATGCGTACCCACGAGTCGAACGCAGCTTCGGCAGTCTGACACACCTCGCCTTGAAGGCACCTAAGGTCGCACTCATACCGGTAGACAGTATGGCGTGGATTGTGATACGTGCATTTGCCGGTGACAATTATCGGCGCGTGACCGCAGTATGGGCATCTGAGGTAACTTTTCGGCTCCTCCTGCTTTTTCTTCTTCCGTCCGAACATCACTCACCCTTCAACGGATATGGCGCAGTGGTTGGTGTAAGCGGGAACGCACGAGGATACAGGCAGTCAAGAACCGTCCTCCACTTCGCGTAATCGTCCTGATCGTTCCAATAGCGTGGGATTAGGTCGCCATTGATGAACAGGGCGCTCCATGCGCCGTTACTGTTCTTGTGAAGCAATGCGCCCGTCCGTGTCCGGTAGAAGCCCGGCTCTTCCGGCTCGTCGCGTGACGGTCTCTCCGGCAGAAGCATTTCAAGCTGTCTAAGGAGTGCCTGCGCGTCATCGACGGTGAGTATCAGGCGGTTATCCTTATATGAGATTGCCACAGCATTTTTGTCTTTATCCCACCAATAAGCAGTCATTCGCTTCAGCACTATTCCTCCTTCACGTTGAAGATGCGTTTGAACTCGCGTAGCAACTCTCATAGGCGTCGGCCTTGCCGTCGATGTAACCGTTTTTGCCTTTGACTCGAAGCTCATGCGAGTCGTCATATCGGCTTTCAATCCACTTCGCATACTCGCTGATGCGATCATCAAGGTCAGTCATTGTTGTCCCACATTCCTTCTTCGTTGGTCGCATAGTTCTTGCATTGGAATATCCGCGCCAATTTCTGAGCATCCCTGAGAACCTTCCACAACGCATATCCCCTTGATACTCTCTTGCTTATCTGGTAGTCGCGTGTGGCACGGAATATCCAAGTGTTCTCGATCACATCCCAACCCCATAAGACCAGTTCATATCCATTGAATGTCTCATCCGGCATGGTGTAGATATGACGGATGCTGACCGCGTATTGGTTATTCATCGCTTCACCTCGTTGAGTATGAGTATCGAATCGTATGCTCTGCATAGTTGGTTCTCACCACCGTTGAGACTGATGATGACCGGCTGGAACACTCCCCCGAAAAACAGTTGCACCATGCTGCCGCTGCCGTTACTGAACTTCGTGGTCATCGATTGGAGGAAACCGTCGATAGTGGTTCCCTCAACAGTCGTGGCTATCGCACGCTTGCCAGCGAGGAATGACGATGGCAGGTGCTGCCAGTCGGTGATATGGTCATGCACATTCATGGTCGAACACCCCGTTTTCCAATCGTGCAAGCAGGTCTTTGCCGAAATTGATTCCAGTCCTGCAGACGGCATTCTCGATGTCTTTCGTCCGCTGGTCGGAAGATGGTTTGTTTCGCACTGTCTCACATTCATGAATGAGCGTATGTAAAAAGTCGGTAAGGTTAGCCAACCGGCGTTCAGCACGAGACACATCTTCAAAATCGACGTAAACCAGTGGGAACGAGTCAGCGTCGAACGTGCGTTTGACCACACTCCAATCCATCGTGTCCAAATCCCCGTCAACGAACGGTTCCGCACCACCGAGATTGTGGATATGCCATGCGTCACCGTCATAGCTCAACAGGTCTTCACCATCCCGAGTCACATACCAGCCCGGTTCGGTCGGCATGTCAGAGTCGGACTTATGGTGAGGTTCCAGATCGTACATGGCTTTCACCTGCGCGTAGATGTCATCCAATTCCCTCCCGTCGAACTCCACGGTCAGACAAGTGCCAGCCTTGTTGGTGAACAGGTAAGGCATTGTTTTGAAATCAATGCTTCTCAACATTTCACTCTCCTTCTTCGTTGAACGATGCCTGTAGAGTGTCCGCGAACACATGCAATGCATCTTTGACCTTCTCGTTGAAACCGTCCGGCACGTCCGCCGTGACATGTCCCTGCTGCATGTTGTCGAGCTTGTTGTCCGTCTTCGTGTACATCGGCACATCCACTTCGACGGATGCGAGCTCGATCTGCGGATAGTCGAACGCGCGCACACGGAACGTGACCTTGCTCGTGCCGACTTTCACTCTGTCGTTCATTGGTGTCTCCTTGGGTTGATTGTTCTGATGGTTCTTGCCGGACTCTCATACGCGGTACGCACCACGTATGCCCTGTGGTGGAAGTCGGCTTTGGAACGTGCCGCGCCCACAGCTTCATCCAGAGACTCGTACACGCGGCATGTGTGAACTCCCGTATCGCCTTGCGGCCAGACGATGTAGCCGGTCTTGCCTGTGAAAACACTCATTTGACCGTCTCCACCGTGCTACAGCCGATGTATTCGCCGCCATGCTTCAAACACGCCCATGTCACGTCACCGGTCTTGACGGTTTCCATCTGGAATCCCGCGCCGGTTTTCCCGCTGGAACCGGCTGGCGATACGGTGGACGCGATGAAGATAATCGTCATGCAGATGATCGCGACGATGATTACCCGGTCCCGGTTCATCACTCACCATCCTTTGCGATGACGGCACCCATGGCTTCCCGATATTTCTTCGTCCGTTGGAACCGGTCGGCAAGCATGTTCGCGGCCTTGTCGATAATCTCGTCCTTGCGTTCTTCGAGGAAGCTTCGCAAAGCGTCCTCCATCAAGGTCTTCCACATGTTTTCCCGCGAATACGCGTTGGTGTGCGCGAAAACACTGTCCACGGCGTTTTTGGCGAGCTTGTCGAGCACGTCCCTGTAGGCGTATTCCTCGATGCGGTTCTGGATGGCCTTGTCGTCAATGCCGATGGCGAACTGCACGATATGTTCCATGATTACTTTCCTTCCTTTTCGATTTCATTGATCTTGTCGGTGAGGGCTTCGAGCACGTCCACGCGGTCTCCCCACTTGAGGTTCCGCCAGAACTGTTCGAGATCAGCCCAGTTCTCGGCCTGTAGGATGCCAAGAAGCCTGATTGCCTGAGCTTCGAGAATGTCGGCGTTCCGTTTGCAGCACGCGGCGAAGAACGGCACATTATGCGTGATTGCGTCATTGATGAACCAGAGCGCCTTCTTGAGGTCTTCGACACCGTTCTTGTGCTGCCAGCGGAAGCAATACTGCACGGCTTGGCCCAATCGCTTGAGAGCAGTCGGCTGAGTTCGATGCACTCGAACGGGCCATCCTTGTAATGTGATGGATTGATATTGTCAGTCATTTGATTGTTCCTTTGTCGATGAATATTTGCCGTCTGCGGTGAGATACACGAGTCCATGCCAAGTCCGTACCGGCACTTCCAACTGGTCTTGAAACGATTTCACACACCATCCGTTCTCATAAGCGATAGTCGGATGCATGTGAACGAAACCATGACAGCCCGTCGTACCCGAACCGCAAAGCAGAATCAGATTCTGCACTTGATGCTTCTCCACCCTCGTGCATTGGCTACGGAGTTTCCGATGATGCCGGGAACCACCAACCGCATACAAGCTTCGGCCACAACGCACGCAACGTCTCCCATCACGATCATCAACCATGCGGCACGTCTCCTTGGATGGATTGTCACTGCTCACTGGGGTTCTCCTGGAACAATCCCTTGTTGTCTTCAACCAATTGGATGCCCTCACCTATCCATCTCATGACAGGAACCGCCATCGAATTACCGAGCGCCTTGTAGCGTGGACTATCCGGCGCGTGCTTCTTCCCCTTCCACGGAATATCCGTCCATCCGTCCGGGAAACCTTGAAGCCTTTCGCATTCCAACGGCGTCAACCTGCGAACCGTCAAACCATTCATCGAATCCTCCGTATGTAGAAACTGGTCGTTGCGTGTGCTGAGCGTGGCGGAAAGCTCTTCCTGTCCCAGAAATCCCTTACCCCCCCCCGTTCCTCCACCGCGTATCTTGAAGGTAAGGCCATTAGTCTCTCCCATCGGCTGTCGGATAGATGAATGGGGCGTCTTTCCCTGCATGTGCCATCAGCGTCGGCGCAAGATTAAAGCACCGTGCCGCGTTCGCCTGACTGTCCGCACTGCACATCACTTCTCTCTCTCTCGATTTCAACCACCGCATGTCTGTCAGTGGAAGTCAATGTGAAAGCGCCGTTTTCGTCCGGGTCGGCAACACCAAGCTGATTCCCGCCGTTCATTGCTCCGCGACCGATGATGTTTCCTGCCACCTCGTAGACGGCTGGATTATGGTCAGTGCTCAATGTCGGATTGAACGCTTTCACAAGTGGAACGTTGTTTCCACCGGTTCCCATGTGGCTGGTGAGAGTGTTCGACACTTCTGGATGGTTCGACACTTTGAAACGGCCATCCTGCTGGTGGAAGTCCAGCATGACCGCCTGCTGGTTCTGTCCGCCATGCTCACGCGCCTGCAACGTCGGCATCACGCCGTCAGCCGCATGCACGCGGCGAGCCTGGCTCTCGCCGGGTGTCAGGCATTCTCCAACGTGTGAATCTGCGTTTCCAATGATGTTCGCAGTTCCACCGGCAAGGGTTTCCCTCTTCTCTCGGCTCGACGCAGAATCCCAGCACAGGCTTTCGCGCTCAAAAAGAACCGGGGCGGCACGCCGCCAGTCTCGAGTGTTGACGACAAGGAACACACGCTCGCGCCGCTGGGCCACACCGAAGAACTGAGCGTCCAACACTCTCCATGCACCCCCCCCATCAGGCCAGAGTTCGGCCACGGCCTCAAGGAGCGACTGGAAAGCCCGTCCGCGTTCAGCCGACAGAACTCCGGGCACGTTCTCCCATACGATCCATTCCGGATCAATTTCTGCGCAAGCTCGGAGATACTCGAGCATGAGCTGGCCGCGAGGATCGTCCAGAGCCTTCCTGAGTCCGGCGATGCTGAATGCTTGGCAGGGGCTTCCTCCCACAACGACATCTGCTGCATGGTGGTATTCCTTCCAATTAACTTTCGTCATGTCCCCTAAGTCTGGGACGTTCGGATAGTGGTGTTTGAGTACTGCTTTGGGGAATGGTTCGATTTCGGCGTATGCGACTGGCTCCCATCCGAGTGTTTGCCATGCGACAGTTGCTGCTTCAATGCCGCTGAACAGGCTGATGTATTTCACTAGGGTTCTTCCTTCTGGTTTAGCTCATTGGCTTTTTTGACGCTGACGCCATGTCGGTCACGTCATCCTGCGATTGGAGGTGCAAGGCTTTCAACGTGTGTTCGCAAGCCCAAGTGTGGACGTGTGGCTTCGACGGTGGGATACCACCCATTTGCGCCCGGTTCTCACACCAGCCACGCCATAGGCGTATCCAATCCCCCACGGTGCTGATTCTGGCATAGTGGCGGACGGAGAAAGCGTTCCAAGCATCCTGTAAATCCAAGTTCGGGTAAGCGGTTCGCATCATGCTGTCCGCCGCCGTCAACTCCGTGGAGTCTTGGAACATGGCAAGTGTCATTTCTTTGGAAGAAGAATAATATTCTTCTTCTTTCTTATCGGGTACGGGTACGGGTACGGGGCATGCGTTTGCCATCGGTTTGCCATCGTCTTGCCATGCGTTTGCCATTGGTTTGCCATGCATTTGCCATCGGTTTGCCATGCGTTTGCCATAGCATTTGCCATCGGTTTGCCATTTTTGCCATTCTCGGGCTTCTTCCAACGACGGCTCGCACCCTTCTTGCCAGCTTCACTCCGCTTCCTGCGCTTGGCATCCACTTCGTCACCGTCCGGCTGATAGTCAGTCCAATCATGGAACACGTATTCGTCCTTGTCGGCGTCATACTCCCACAAGCCCGCATCGCAGAGTTCCTGAACCGAATCATCGGAGCAACGGAACATGGGAATCATGTTCGCTGGGACACGTCCTTTTGTCAGCTGTTGCGCGGCCCACGTGCCTGAACGAAGCCATAATGCGGTGGCGTCATTGGACAGCATCGCCGTCTTCGGATTCATGCAGAACCCATCATCGACCTTGAACCACATCGCCCGTTAATCCTCTCCTCTTGTGATTCCGTTGTATGCCATCCAGATGGCCTCCTGCCGTGGCGTGGTGCAGGGCAGATCGGTGTAGTTGGTGTTCGCCCAGCCGCTTCCCACGTGTGGTTTCGCCATCGCGTCCAGGGCTTCAGCGATTTCAACCAAGTCCGGTGGCGGGTCAAGTTTCATCACAGTTCCTTTCGCAAATGATTTCCAACGTCGGCTTGTACGGGTATGTGGACTGGTCGGCGTAGTAGGCGTCCCAGTAAGCTCCGTAGTGTGGATTGTCGGCGGTGCTTTGAGACCGGAATGCTTTCCTGTCCTGTAGGAGTTGGACGATATGGCGTCCCTTGTCGGTCAGTCTGAGCGCATTGCCGGATACCAAGCCGCGCCGTCTGAGCGCTTGAATCCACAGCCACGGTTTCTGACCTGTTTGAGCTTCCGGCATTCGACCGGTACGCCATATGCTGACAAGCGCCTCATGCTGTTGGCTGCTCAAATGGATGCCGTTGACGTTGACTGCTGGAAGAATCATCGTCCACCTCCGAGCGGCAATCCACTGTTCAACATGCCCGCCAATTCACCCAATGTGAATCGGATGAACATTCGAGTGCCCGAGTCAACGCATTCCATAGACGGTTTGGCCGGTAGCAGAGTCTCGAACTTGTCCCACACGCTCAGACTCGTGTACGCGGGTTGAGACGCGATCCACTCACGCTCGTCCATCACGTCAGCATCGAACATGCCATCGGCTTGTATGACGAACGGATATTCGGAATCAATGTCACCAGCCGACAGTTCAGCCTTATCGAAGCATTTCACCATCGGCACGTTCGGATTGGCGAACGTCGAAACACTGATCGGCCGCCCCTTGTAGTACAGGTTCTCAACATGGTCGAGACGCTTATCGTCCAACGCCCAAGCCAAGTAATCCCAGACACGCAGTTGGAACAGCATCTCACCGGTATTCAGGCTGGTTTCCGACATCGCTTATCATCTCCTTCGTGTTTCTGACGAGACTTTCCAACCCGCCGTGAATGTCATGCAAGGTTCTATATGGATTTCCGTATGCGGCTCATAAGGATTGCCGCCGTATGTCAACGGCATTCCCTGCCGACGTTTGACAAGCCGTTTCGCCCGTTGTCCCCATGCCATACGGTCGGGTTCCAGCATGGCGCACAACGTGAGTTTCACCTGCTGGTCATCCACGTAGGCCAAACCGTTCAACGCGTCCTTGACGAGCTTTTCCAGATTGTCCAAATCCGGTTTCCCATGACGCCCCTTATAAAACATGAGAATCATCATCACGTCCCCGTCCAATGGTTCGGCATGAGTAGAACATGTGGAATTGGTTCCGCACCAGTTCCTCAGCATCCCTCGTATGCTGGGGGGTCACAGCCCGATACCCGTAGAATCGTGGACGGCCCTTCGCGACGGGTTCGCCTGGAATGTCGAAATCATAGGTCATAAATCCCATATGCTCGCGTCTCCAATATCATCCCAATAGTCTTCGGCTTCCGACTCGCATTCAGGACAAGTGGGGCCGTAATATTCGACCCCATGCTTGTCGCACCATGCGGGTTCGGTAATCCCAGAGAGCGGAACCATCAGAACAGTGTCGCCTCTCCAAGCTTCTCTTCAAGATCGCGCATCAGATTCACCGACGCATCCCAATAGGAAGGCTTCAATTCAATGCTCATGCCCTTGCGGCCAAGTTTGATTGCCTCGTACACGGTCGAGCCGATGCCACCAAACGGGTCGAACACAAGCTCGCCCTTATTGCTCCACAAGCGGATGCACCGTTCGATGAAATCCAATTGCAGCGGGCAGATGTGGCGTTCGTCGGTGTTCTCTCGCCCAAGACGCTCGTTAAGCGTGTTGGTCTCTCGAATGTTCCACCAGACCGGCTGCGCCCAATCAATCCATTCCTCGTTGCTCACATCGTTCTTGATCGGCACCTGATTCTCGCCCGGCTTGCGGAACATCAGCAGATAGTCAGCCAACGCGGGACGGCTCATGCTGGAATCCTTGTTCTTCGTCACGAACATGAGAGCCTGAGCCTTCGTGCGGATGGCTGAGCCTGTGGATTCTTGTTCACGGTGACTTCGCCGTGGAAAATCCAACCGTTCTCCACGTAAGCGCGGATTACATCACCACGGAAGTCGGTCAATCCAACCACGCCGTCAGCGGTCTTCGTGGTCACAACCTGCTGCACATGCACGCAAGCGATACGGCCCGGTTTCGTGACCCTCAACAGTTCGCGGATGATGTACCCGTAATTCTCGATGAACTCTTCACGGGAACTATTGTTGCCCAAGTCGCGGGTTGAATCGGAGTACACGTACAGGCTTACGAACGGCGGGCTGCTCACACTCAGATCAACACTGTTGTCAGCCATTTCCGCCATGCGTTCGCACGAGTCGCCAAGCCATAGCGTCCAATCCTTACCTTTGGCTTCATCGGTCATATACATTTCACCGACCATCATGCGGCCTTTCCGAAAGAGTTTGATTCATTCATCGTCTTTACCAGTTCGTCACTCAAATGAGTGGCCTGCTGTTCCTTGCGGGTGATGTTCTCCGCTATCTCGCGTTCCAAATCGGAAACCACCACATGCACGTCAACCACGCGCTTCTGTCCGAACCGATAGCAGCGGCGTATCGACTGGTAGTAGGATTCCCACGAATCGTTCAAACCACAGAACGCCATTCGAGCGCAGTTCTGCCAGTTCAAACCGAACGATGCCATGGAACCCTTCGTAATCAGCACCGGAATGTTCCCATCAGCGAAGTCAAGGAACGCCTTGGCCTTGTCTTCCGGCGACATGGAGCCTTTCACATTCACACTGCCGGGGATAAGCCTGTTCAGCATGTCCGCCTCGTCGTTCAATCCAGCCCAGATAATCCACTGTTCTTCAGGTTCGTTGTTGACCAGATCGACACACCGGCTCACACGGTCAACAAGCGTTTCCTTACGGACTCTCGCACGCCCGCCGACGCCACCAAGGTCAGCTGCGAACAATTGGCCTTCCGGGATGCTGCCGTGATAGGCGACAACATCAACGGTCTGATTCAATCCGGGCAACTCATATCCCGCATCATCACCGCCAATATCGGACGGCTTGCGCAATGCGATGGCCCATTGCGACATCCACCGCATCATCGGCTTAACCGCGTGACCTTTCAAACGCCAAATATTCCCGTCATGCACGAAATACGTGGCAAGCATCTTCACACGGGTGGCGTATCCAAGGAACTCGGCCTGATTGCATAGTTCCTCCGGGTCGTTCGGTGCCGGTGTGGCGGTACAGGCGAGACGGTATTTCGTATCCCCGAACGTGTCGATCAGCATTTTGCGGGTCTTGCCGTCCGACTGTTTCAGAATCGAAGCCTCGTCCAACACGACCGCATTGAATTTGGACACGTCGAGTTTCGGCACACGCTCATAGTTCGTGATGCTGAACCCGTCCGACACTTCCGACTGGTCATGCACATAACGCACTTCCATGCCGATTGCGGCGCCTTCGCGGATGGTTTGCTGGCATACGACCAACGGCGCTAGAATAAGCCCCGTCCCATGTCCGGCGCAGACTTGCCGTAACCATTCGAGTTGCATTCTGGTCTTACCAAGACCCGTATCCGCCCATATGGCTGCACGTCCTACTTTGCAAGCCCATGCGACGATACGCTTCTGCCAGTCGAACAGGGATGGGTGGAGCTGCTGCGGGCTAACGGTGATGCCAGTCTCCTGCTCGCACAGCTCCTTTCTTTTCAGAAACTCCCTGTATGGAATGATGTTTGCCATGTTGGTTCCTTTTAGTCTGGATTAGAACTCGTCCGTGTTGCCGCCGAAACTGCCGAAGTCGGAAGGCTGATTATTGTTCGACGCCCAAGGGTCTCCACCCAACTGTTGAGACTGTGCGGGCTGCTGACCGGCCTGTTGCGACTGTTGGAAACCATTAGATGGAGGATTATTGAAACCGGCTTGTGGGGCACCCTGATAGCCGCCACGTTGAATCTTCTGCACTTGCGCGGTCGCATTCCGCAATGAGGGGCCGATTTCGTCCACTTGCATTTCAACCACGGTACGATTCGTGCCGTCCTTCGCCTGATAGGAACGCTGTTGCAAACGGCCTTGCGCGATGACCCTCATGCCCTTGTGCAGGGATTGGGCGCAATGCTGGGCCATGTCACGCCAAATCGTGCCACGCATGAATAACGTGTCACCATCCTCCCACTGGCCCGACTGGCTGTTGTATTGTCTGGTGTTTGACGCGATGTTGACATTGCAGACGGCCTCACCACTGCGAGTCGTGCGTAATTCCGGCTCGTCGGTCAGATTGCCAATGATCGTGATTACGGTTTCTCTAGCCATTATGCGGCCTCCTTGACTTCTTCATTCTTTTTGAAACTGTTGATGAACAATTGGGCTTGCCAGTCGGTCAACCTCGCATAGTTCACAGGCATTTTGATGCGATTGCCGATGGCTTCGGACTCACGTCCGGCTGGAACATTCCCCTGAGCCAACAAGGCGGCAACCTGCCTGCGCAAGTCCTCGTTCATCGGATTGCCACGCTGATAGCCAGCCAACTGGCCGTCATCATCACTGGTAGCAAGACAGAACAGGGTGAGCAGACTGTACCTTCTCGCATAGGTTTCCGCACTCCCATACCGTTGCATGAACGGCTGTTCACGTTTACCTGCGGAATCACCCACGATGATCGGGACGGGAGCTTCAAACGCGCTCCAAGACTTGCTGTCATCCCGCCAGTAGCGGGATACGACGAATCCATACCCGTTCGGATATTGGGGTAGATTATCGTATCGGATGCTTTGCTGGACTTTGACCTTCAACGTTTCGGTCACATAGTTGACCACACTGCCCAAGTCGGCGTAATCATAACCGTAGGCTTTACGGTTTTTCGCTATCACATTTCCCATTGGTCATCATCTCCAATCAGATGGTTCATCTGCCAGTCAGTGAATCTGATAGGCATAGGCGTCTTCGATAATCCTTGGTTGAGCATGTCTTCCAACGGAATATGGTTATTCCAGTAGAAGCTGAGCCTGTCCAACGCTTCACGGATCTGCTTCACGGCGACAAGTGAGATTTCAGGGTCGTTTTCGGATAGTTCCCAGATCATCCAGTCGTATGGTTCCTGCTTCTCCTGCACGACGAATCTGAATCCCATCGCACCCTGGTATCCGGTTACGAGCCGGTACAGCATCATGTAGAAGGCGGCTTGAATGTGGTAGCCGAACTTGTATGCCGAACCAGTGAAGTCCTGCACGTCATGGCCGGTGGTCTTGTAGTCGTACAGCCACATGACGCCGTCCATGTCGGGATGGTCGGGCAGCCAGTCGGCCTTGCCTTTCAACTGCAATCCAGTGGTCGGGTCAATGGCGAACAAGGCGATTTCCGGTTTGCCTTCCACGAGACTGTTCATGTCCGGCGCGTAATCCACCATGTTTTGAAGCTTCTCATAGTCGGAACCGGAAAGGATTACCAGATCGTCCGATTTGGCTTGTTCGGCTTGTGCCTTACCGGCTTTGGTGCGCCCGTCGAGTTTCCTTTCGACCTTCGGGCCACTACCGAGAATGAGACTGTGCGCGGCCTTGCCGAACGCCAACGTACTGTTGTCGAGAGGGTTCAGCTTGTGCCATGCGTACGCTCTTGGAGACTCCATGAACTTCTTCAAACCAGTCTGGTCGATTGCCGGATGTGCGAAATACTCCTTGTCCGGCATGTCAACCATGCTGGGAAATTTCACTTCCGTCATGCTTCCGCCACACTCCGTTCCATAATGTGGGCATTATTCCGGTAACGCCACTTCCTGTAGCCCTGTTCGACAAGCGGGAACAACGAGCGGGTGTAAATGATGGCACCATTGCTGTTCTCTTCCAACAAGTCTCCCTTACCGGCATTCAGAACCACGTTCTTCACGACTTGGCCCAGTCCGGTGAGGTTACGCTTGGCGTCTTCTGGATGCTGTTGGGGCATGTATTCCCTGAGCGTGATACGGTAATCCGGTTCGATTGGATGCCAGTCCGACACGTCCAATGGTTCCGGGATGGTGTCGTCCACCAGCCGGTAGGTTCGTCCGAACAAGCTGATCTCGTCCGGTACTTTCGTGTAGGTTTCGCCATTCACGTTGATGGTGTCCATGAGAGTTTTCCTTTCTGTGATTGCGTGCTGGTGGATGGAGTCGAACCATCTGACCGCCGATGAATCGAACGGCTGAGATAGCAGCGGCCACGTTCCTTGCACCAGCAGTGGTTGACGGGAGAGAGTGTGTATGTAAGCGCCTAGAGAAATCGACTTTGGAATATGATTTTTTAGGCTCCCCCGTCAACCGGGTTTTCAATTATGATGGGCCGTCTCTCGACGGCTTCGGACGTGGGCGGGAGTCGAACCCGCGACCCGTAGGGGAAGAAGAACCAGAGACCCCGAGTCATCCAATCCACGTCAAATCCCCAGTCCGGCAATCGCACTAACCGGTGGGGACAGTGGCCGCAACAGGAGTCGAACCTGTTAGGATTCACGCCAATGAATGATGCAAAACCGTTGGAACCCGACCTGAACGGGTTCACGGCCAACATCACGGCAACAGGAAATGTCAAAACCTGAATGCGAGATGGATAAGGTGATTCATGAGTTGTCAAACTTAAGGAGTCCGGCATGAATCCCACAACCATGTGCGGCCAATGCGCTACGTGATTTGCTGCGCGGTATTGAGTTCGTAGGCGCGTGGATAATATCTGTTTTCAGTTATGGTCCCCACTGGCCGACGAATGAGTGAACGTGGGTATCCTGCGGAACAACCCGATTTTTGGTTGTTTGTTTGGACTGTCAGCCAGCGGGAAGTCTTTAGTCGCGTGGCGCGAATCTGACGATCAGCCACAATGCGGTGGCGATGTACACGCCTTCCACCATGAGCGCGGCGGTGGTGCTGCCGCCATGCCAGGTGAGCATGAGTGTGGATGTGACGATGAGGGCGACCACCGCGAGGGCGAATTTGATGCGGCGGCGCGGGTAGTTCGGCTTCTGCCGCTTCTTCATTGCTTGCATGTCTTCAAGCCAGTAATCATGGTCAGTCATCGTTACCGTCTCCCGTGTTCACTCGCTTTAACGGGAAAGCTTCAGGCGGGAGCGTTTCGCAGACAGTCGGCCACTTCACATACGGTCTATTGCCATTCCAGATGGGATTAGCCGAGTCATCCCATGTGCGCGCCGACCAGTCATCATCGATGTCCTTATGCAGGAGCAGACCATCATTCGCGGTGACATAGAAGCCCCGCTCCTTCGGCTCTTCGGGCAGTGGCTTTTCATCCACTTTGACGAGTGATGCGACCTGTGCGACCAGACCGCGCACGGTATTCCAATCGTCTCCGTCGCTTGCGGTCTTCAACTTATCGAAAAGCCGGTCAAGCTTCACCAAAACACTGTCATTCATTCCAATCAAATCCTTTCGTCGGTTCCAAGCCTGTCGGCCTGAAACAATTCCTCCCATGCGTCAGAAACGTTTCCGCAAGCCCACAGGAAACAAGCTTGCGCAAACTTCTGTAGACAACGCTCTGAGCCAATTGCAGGTCTTCCGCGATCTTGTACGAACTGGTACTGAAACCGGTCTCATACTTCATGCGAAGCGACTCGTACACTCGCTGCAATACCGGCTTATCCCGCTGATAGTCACGTTTGGTCTTATGTCTGACCCGTTCAATCCAACCCGCGTTGCGGCGAGCATGGCATCCAAGTCGATGCCCGTCTGGACGCTCCACGCGACATCAGGCTGAGCGCCGGTCATTCCGAAACCTCCCGTGAACTCTCGCACACCTGGTCGTAACGGTCGAGAAGCTTCGACTTCTTGTACGTGACGGTCTTGCCGCCCTGATAGTCGGCGCACACCCTGTACAGTTTGTCGAACTTGTCCGCTCCAAGCTTGAGATACCTGGCAGCTTCCTGCCTGTCGAAAATCTCCTCTTCGACAACAACCTTCCTGTCTGTCAAAACCTGCTCCTATCTTGATTGGCCGTGAACGTCAGCGGCCCATTGGATGAACGCGCCTAGTTTCGATTCGGGAACCTCATACAACGTGCTCGTCTTGAGTCCATCTTTTTCGACGATTGACCCGCCTTTCCGATCGTTGATACGGAAGACGCAGTGCCCACCCTCGTCAAGAACGAACTCATGCGGCGGCGCCGGAGGATTCAACAACGTCATGCCGCCACCTCCGCGTCAAGCACTCGCTCGAAACTTTGTTCGGACAACCGCTGGTGGATAAGCGCCAATCCCTTGCGTGTCAGCTTCGGGGTTGGCGGATAGGCGAATGGCGTGCCATCCTTGTGGATTCCGTGGGAACGGGAGGACACCATGACCATATGGCCTTGCCTCACGCGACTTGACGCCGCGCACCATGACTGGTTGGACTGCCGGTAAATCCAACCGTTATCCACGAGCCATTGGCGCAGCTCATGCTCACCGATCTGAATGTTGGAATCGTTGCTTAGGAGTTTCGCTGCGTCACGGACAAGCAGAGCATCGGGAACGTTGGTGAAGTCATCCAACGCCTTGGCTTTCGGCTCCAGTTCCTTGACCTTCTCCTGCTCCTCCTTCAGCTTGGTGGCGAGCTGGATCAGGAAGTCCGGGCTGGTGAGCGCTTTGTCCAACGTCTGCTGGGTCATGTATGCGCCATGCTTGCGAATGGACGGCAGCACCTCATGCGTCACCCAACGCTGGAAGCGCTTGACGAACGCCTGCGCCTCTTCATTCTTAACGTATGCCGTTTCGCGGTTAAGAATTGCGCGGTAAAGACCTGACTCGGTGAGAACCGTCATATTCTGCGTTCCACTGGGGGTACTCACTTCGTGTATACCCCTCTCGTCGTTATCGAGATTGCGGGCGAGGTTCGCGGCGTCGCGGTATCCGAGAATCTTGGCGATGTCGGATGCGACGAACATCACCTCGTCGCCATCGGCCAGTGTCCTGACCTTGTTGCCCTCGAACTCGAAAGGCTGGATTTCAGTGCTCATTGTTTTTCCTTTGCTTGTTGACGTTGTGTGCCCCGTCCTGACGAGTGGATGGGGCTGAGTGGCTGGCATTGGAGTCGAACCGATGCCGTCCGTGGATTCCGAACGCCCCTTTGACTGTTGGAACGCGACCTGAACGTGTTCACGGCCGGTGGCGTGGCCGACGGCGACTGGCCGTCAGGCAGACTTTGAAAGGGTTTGCAAGCACCGGAGTGCCTGCGTTTTGATAGAGAGAGAAGAGATTGGAATCCGTGGACGGGCGAACCGTCGCCCAGCCGAAGCCACGACAGAATGGTGTATGTAAACGCCGTGGCGGATTTGTTGTTTGTCGATATTCAGTTATGGTTCCCGCCAGCCGACATGAGTGAACGTGGATGTCCGCGCAAAATATCCCAGATTTGGTTTGTTTCGTTGGACTGTCGCTGGTGGGAAGTCTTTTAGTCGCGTGGGGCGAATCTGACGATCAGCCACAATGCGTGGCGATGTACACGCCTTCCACCATGAGCGCGGCGGTGATGTCACCGTCATGCCAGGTGAGCATGAGTGTGGATGTGACGATGAGGGCGACCACCGCGAGGGCGAATTTGATGCGGCGGCGCGTGTAGTTCGGCTTCCGCGTCTTCTCCCGCTGGTCTTCGAGCCAGCAGTCGTGGTCGGTCATTTCGCCATCCTCCTTTCGGATAGTTCCTTCAAGATGCGGTTGCAGTCGCGGCGGATGTTCGCCAGGTCTGTCTGCGTGAGCAGGTATCGCGCGTGGCTGTCGCACGTGTCGATGG